TTCTGATAAAATAAATTTTGCTAATTTTACTAAATTATTTTTGTTCATAATTTTTATTATTAAATTAAAGATTTTTGGTTATTTAGATGTGGTGTTTAATATGATTTAATCAATATCCAAGTAGGAGCTATCCCTTTCAATTATTTCAAATCTCCTAACCCCTGAAACAACAACCACACCACCACTACCCTTATACGTTATAATATCACCACCCTCTAGTGAGGTTAGTTCTGGTGAGTATTTACTTAAAACACTTACGGTGTCCTTGTCACTGTTATAGTAAACAACAGCTATTTTTGATTTGTATACAAGGCCCTTCCTAGAAGAGCATCCAAACACCACTAAATTTAGTAGCAAAATTATTTTTATGAGAATATTCATTAATTATTTTTTTAGTAAGGGTTAATAGTTGTAAATTTTATTTGGGTTAATTTCTTCGTACTGACTTGTTGTTTTAGAAAAAACAACACCACCTTCAAGTAAATAAATAACTCTCTTAACAAAACCTTCACGAGTGTTGTCAGCATCACACCAACAACCATTAAATAGAAAACCCCACTGTGGGGTTTTAATAACCCCAAAAACTCTTTTAGAATATACATAAAAGCATAACTCACCAAAACAGTCAAAATCACCCTCAACAACTTCCAAGCCTTTCACAAACGGTGCCCAACCTAAAGCACAACCAATTGTACCACAATCGTTTTTTGATTTGAAATCACAGGGGTCTCCACCACCAATAGACCTAAAGCTTTCCATGTTGAATTGATCATCAGTGACTTTTTCAAGTATAGACTTTGCTAATTTTACTAGATTTTCTTTATTCATAATTTGTTGTTGTTTTTTTGATACAGTGCAAAGTTAACTATTATTTGGACTAAAACCTAATATTCGTAAATTTTATTTGGGTCAATATTTTTGTACTGGCATGTTTTTCGTTTAAGATCATTACCACCTTCAATTAAATAAAGAACTCTCTTAACAAAGCCTTTTCTAGTATTGTCTATTGTTGACCAACCACTATCGAATAGAAAATACCAACATAGTTCACCATCGTTAATTTCAAAAACTCTACTTGAGTACTTATAAAATATTAGCGCACAATTACGTGGGTTAAATTCAGTTTCAACAGCCTCCAAGCCCGGTACAAAAGGAGACCAGCCCAATGCACAACCTACAGTCCCACAATCATTTATTGATACGAAGTCTTTAGAAAAGCCATAGATGTCACGCCTATATTTACCCATATTAAACTGGTTATCAGTAACTCCTGAAAGAATGTATTTTGCTAATTTTACTAAATTTTCTCTATTCATAGTTTTGTTATTTTTTTTGATAGTACATAGGTAGTTATTATTTGACTGAAAACCTAGTAATTGTTTATTTTATTTGGATCAATATTTTTGTAAGGGTGCTTTTTATTTATAGAAAGGTCTTTACAATCTTCCAAGAAACAAACAACCCTACTTACAAAACCTTCTCTGGAATTATCTATTTTAGACCAACCACTATTGAAAAGAAAGCTCCATTGACAATCTTCCTCATCAACTCCAAAAATCCTGTTTGAGTACTTATGGAATACTAACCTACGACTCAACCGGGCGTAATCACTATCAATAGCCTCCAAACCCTCCACAAAGGGAGACCAACCCAAAGCACACCCTACAGTACCACAATCTTCTTTTGATTTGAAATAAGTAGAAAATCCATAATTGTCAAGCCTATACCTACTCATATTAAACTGATCATCAGCAACATTGGTGAAAATATATTTTGCTAATTTTACTAAATTTTCCTTATTCATAACTTTTGTTTTTGATAGTGTAAAGGTGTTGATTTTTTATCTTAAAACCTAATATTCGTAGATTTTATTTGGATCAATGTTTTCGTAATTACTTTTTGTTAGTTTAAAATTCTTACCACCTTCAATAAGATAAATAACCCTTTTTACAAAACCTTCTCTGGAATCTTTCTGAATAATTAGCAAACAACAGATCCCCTCCCCAATAGCAAAAATCACTACCAATAGTCTCCAACCCCGGAACAAAAGGTGACCAACCTAAAGCACAGCCTACAGTACCACAGTCGTTTTTTGAGAAGAATTCTATCTCAGACCTATCATAGTTTGATCTAAATTCTTCCATATCAAAATTCTCATCAGTAACTTCTGATAAAATAAATTTTGCTAATTTTACTAAATTATCTAGTATTCGTATATTTTATTTGGGTTAATATTTTTGTACTGATTTGTGGATAGTTCAAGATCATCACCACCTTCAATAAGGTATAAAACTCTTTTTACAAAACCCTCTCTGGAATTATCTATTTTATACCAATCACTATTAAAAAGAAAGATCCAGCAATCGTCAATACACCCAATACCGAAAACCCTTTCTGAATAATCATTAAAACCCAGACTACCTAGACAGCAAAAATCATATTCAATAGTTTCCAAGCCCGGTACAAAAGGAGCCAAACCTAATGCACACCCTACAGTTCCGCAACTCTCTTTTGAGAGGAATTTTAGATTAACCCCTAAACTAGGGTTAGATCTAAAATATTTCATGTAAAACTGTTCGTCAGAAACATTGGTGAGATTTGTTTTTTTTTCATTTGATATTGAATTGATGGTTAAATCCTAATATTCATAGATATTTTTTACATCTATTGTGTTAAAAGCAGTAGTTGACAGTTCATATCTGTCTAGACTACCTACTCTTAAAATAGCAATAAACCTTTTTACAAACCCCTCCTTGGTTCGGTCTCTAAAAAACCAATCACCATTAAATAAAAAATCAAACAAACCCATACTATTAATTAGGTATGCATTCGGGCAATACTGACTAAAAAGTGATAACAGGTCTTCATCAACCCTGCTAAAATCAATACTTGACTTAAGTGGGTAAAAACCGAAAGTTTCATAAAAACCCGATATCTCTAGTCCTTTTTTATAAAACCTATCAGATGTAGTCTTAAAATGATGGTCTGAAATATTTTCAAAAATATACTTTGACAATAAAATAAGGCTTTTTTTATTTATACTGTTCATAATTTTGTTCTTTTTGATAGTGTAAAGGTAGTGCTTATTTATCTTAAAACCTAGTAATTATTTATTTTATTTGGGTCAATGTTTTTGTACTGGCATGTTTTTCGTTCAAGATCATTACCACCTTCAATTAAATAAAGAACCCTCTTAACAAAACCTTCTCTGGTATTATCTATTTCATACCAAAGACTATGAAAAATAAATTTCCAACAGTCTTCACTACAATCAATTCCAAAAACCCTTTCTGAGTATTCATAAAATACCAACCTATTGAACCCTGCAAAGATCTCAATAAAATCATCTTCAACAACCTCTAACCCTTTTACGAAAGGAGACCAGCCTAATGCACAACCTACAGTACCACAATCTTCTTTTGAGTAAAATTTTACATCACACTCTTCACCACTAGACCTAAAAAATTCCATATCAAATTGTTCGTCAGAAACCTCTGATAAAATATATTTTGATAATTTTACTAGATTCTTATTATTCATAGCTTTATATTTCATTTATAATCAACTTAACATCACCTGTTTTAAAATGGTAAGACCTCCAAATACCAGCCTTACCAATCCTTAAAACTACACCCCTAGTAAGTATATAGGGGTTCATATCAAACTCACCAACAGAGTTAGTGGATAATTTAAAGGTTGAATAGCCAAGGGCTTCTTCAAAAGTGTATGCCATGATGGGGAAGGTTCTTTTAAAAGAACCCTCTTCACCATCTTCATAAATAACTTCTACCTCAAAAGAACCCCGACACATACGGTATTCAAAATGTATCTCACCACACTTACTACACCAAAATCTATCGTCATTAAAATCTCTTGTTTTTATAGGGTGACTCATTGTTATATGTAAAAGTCAACCTTTCTAATAGAAACATCTTCATCATTTGCAATAAGTAGGTATAATGAGTTATTATCCTTGTGCTTGACGATAGATACAACCCCTCCGTTAAACGCCTCATCAGATCCATAAAGAGGCTGGTTAAAGTTAAACTTGTACACATTATCACTTTTAAAGTCTATAACCAAAGACTCACTAAACCTACCCGGGTTTGTAACCAAACAAACATCATCTTTTATGTGTGTTATCTTATGGTTAAATGGAACATTATGGTAGTCATAAAGGTATGGAACCCCATTATAATCAATCTTTGTTACTGGGGTTTCTGAGCTTATGTCAGTATAACACATAACATAATTACCGTTCGTAAGTGTTGCAAGAGATGTGTTAAAATCAAACTTACCGGGCTTACTAACCAATTTCTCAAGATGTGGGCCTGATCCAGTCTTAACCACTTCAATAAGGTTTGGTTTGTCGTTTGAGATCATATCCATCCTTGGGTTGAAGTTAGCTCCTGCAAAGTAAAATGAGCCATCTTCACTAATTTGAATGGAGTCAGAGAACCTTTGGTAAGGACTATTGTTAACACCACTTTCAAAGTTGAAGATAGGGTTCTTCCCATCAGGAAGTATTTCATTGAATTCAAGAGTTTTTTCATCCCTTTGTAGGATTGAATAACTCATAAGGTTTGGCTCATCATTCCATTTCATACCCGGCCTCAAGTGCTTCCTACACTTCATGTAAACTCTTCCGTCAATGTCATCAAAAGATACATAGCTAAATCCAGCACCTTTTATATCCTCTGGGTTTATTTTAACCATTTCGATATCACCATCGCCTCTTATAGAAGTTGTTGAAATATACCCGTTAAATTCTGCACTATTGTGCATATTACCGACAAGATACAGCCTGTACTGTGGATCTATATAAACACCAAATGTGTTATGGATATCTTCCAGATAATCTTCTTCTAGGTAAATCTCTGAAATCAACAAATCATCTCTATATATTAATACATAGTGAGAACCATTCTTTAGAGTAATTACAGTTGCTAAGTAATTATCCCTAAGGGCTATGTTTTGTGATATTGAGTTTAGCGTTGTTGATAAAAGGTCTCTCTTAAGAACCCTAGAAAACTCTAATGTTTTTTGTTTTGTTATAAATGGCAGTCTACTCATAAAAATTATTTAAAATGTTTAATTTAAAACTAATAAAAACCTTGTTCACTATTATATATGGACTAATCCATATTATTTACTGAAACTGATACAGTGTTGAATGGAGCACATACAGATGGGCTATAAAATGTTGAAGCCTTTAGAGCATTTATTAAAAAGGTTTCAATATCATCCTCAGACTTGGGTGGGTTGATGTTTTGTGAAAACATAGATCCATAGGCGTAAGAGCTTCCAGAACCAACACTCTCAAAGTTCATCAAGCTTTCACCAACTTGAAAATCAGAGTCTATTTTAAATAGCCTGCCTGAATAACCAGCCAAAAAACACCCGCCAGATTCAACATTATTTGAAGAGCTAAGAAAACCACCCTCCTTAAGTGATTTTCTAACTTCGTCAATAAATAGGGTGTTCATATACTCTTCAACAGTTATTGAAGGCCTATGTTGAGGTGGTTTAAAGGAATATTTCAAAATATTTATAATTCTAAAAGATGATGTTGCACCAAAGGCAAAATCACCATTAACCCAAACCTTAGAGTCCTTTCTAAGGGTTATTCGGTTTGGGTTAAACCCAGCACTGTCACCAGCTATCTTAACTACTTTTCCGTTTGAAAAACCTACTATACAAGTCATACCATACTTTTTTTACAAAAATAATTAAAAAAACATCTATACCTAACGTTTATCTATTTTTATTCAGAGTTATCATAATTTACTTCTATTTAAATCAGATAAAGTTTTTTCTTTATGACAGTCTAGACATAGTGTTTGAAAATTCTCTAAAGAACACCCTCCACCTCCTAAGTGTACTGGTTTTATGTGGTCGGCCTGCCAGCTTTCTGACTCAACCCCACACATATGGCAGAAGCCAAAGTCCACTTTGAACAATTCATCACGGATTACACCAATATCACCTTTTATTACAGCAAACTTTCTGTAAGACTTGTCACTACAATTTTTAGAGAACCACTTTCTTTTACGTTTTGGAAGCTCTCTACCGCACCCACAAGCACAAAAACCCTCAACTTTTGGAAACATACTGGTCATTGAAAGACCTTTCTGATACCTTTTGTACCTATCTATTTTAAAGGACTTCATGTGGCTCTATATCTATTTTTCTGTAAAAGTATGAGTTCATCTCCATTCTTACATTGTCAAACTTATCCTCATGCTTGTACTTGGTACCACGAATTATCTTTTTTGAGTCTTTACATATATAGCTCTTACGTACCCAAATTCTTAGGTACCCATCCTTATCACAATCCATTTCTAAACCTTCAAAGCTACACCCTCTAGCCTTGCAGTAATGCTTCATGTATTCAAAGCTAGGGAAATCTAAATCAATGAAGCAGCCAACGTACTCAGCAAATAAAGACATTCTCTCAGCACCACCACCCTTTTTCCAATAAACAGGGCCTTTAGTGTCACAAACCTGAGATAGTTTGTCCAACACTTGTGATTTAAGGTGGTAAAACCCTTCACTATAAACAATTACTAGCTTTTCTAGGTTTAAGTGATTAGCAGCTTTTACAAGCAAATCTTCAAGATTTAATTTAATTATCATACCATTAGTTTTTATAGTACCAAAGCTTGTTTCTAAGTTCATCCAAAGGGAATGCTGGCCCGGGGTCTGTTTTCCTACCTACAGATATCTCCTCATGCCCAACAACACTTGAGATAGACGGGTAGTGATCTATTAGTGATTGGCAAAGTTGAAAGCATTTTTCAATCTGAATGTACGTGTATTTATGCCAAAATTCTTCATGATCTTCACTGCTATTCCTATGAACCGCCTTAACAACCTCATTATCAGAATAACCACCCCCAAACCAAGATCTATAATAGTCATCACTAATCTTTTCAAGTTTACCTGCATTGTCAATTTCAATGCCTATAGAAAAGTTATTGTAGTTTTTTCTACCTAAGAAACTGCTTTTACCAGCATGCCAAGCAATTTTGTCAAAGGGTACACACTGGTAAATATGACCACTTCTATCCAGTACAATATGGGCAGAAGCCCTAACCTTATCATTACAAAGATGTTTTGCCGATGATATTCCATCAGAACCACCTGTATAGTGTATGACTATTGAATCTGGGCTTGACCTAAACCTCTTATAGTTCTTATGGCATTCAAAGTTTGTAACCTCTGAATTTGATTTAAGCCTATTGTTTAAATTACTTATTATCATAAATATTCATCCTTTCTGTCTTTCTTTTTTAAAAAAGATATGTCAGCATTCTTAGTTAGATTGTGTGCAACCTTTTCCATAGACCTTCCAATAACATAACCTCCAAGACCTAACTCCAAAAGATCCCAAAATTTTTCAGGAAGTGTTTCACTAACCTTTATTGCATTTGGGAAAAATGCAGGTTGAAGAAAGTATGTGTAAAAAACTATAAATGCAAATGAAACCATTACGACCGGCCTCCAATTTCTTTGCAAAGCGTTTCCTTTAACCTCAGCAAGTGCAACCTTATGTTGAGCATCTTGTAAAGATGAAAGTGACTCTAAGACTATTGAAGAAAGGTCTGTCTTAGCTTGGTTCTTCTCATCGTCTGTTGAGGTGATATTGTCAATCACCTTTCCAGCTCGGTCTATTATTTTAGACCCCTCCTTATTTAGAAGTTTTCCTATTATACCCATTTTTTAAGTTTTAATACCATAGATATCGTTAACATTAACTTTTTCATATATACCAATCATCTTTTCTGAAAAAGAGAATCTTGTCCCACTGTATTCAGAAAAGTACTCTTCACCATTTTTTAATAAAAAAACAACCCTTTTGATAAAGCCTTCTTTTGTATTATCAAAAGAAGCCCATCTTGAGGAAAAAAGGAAGGCCCATGCTAATGAATGCTTAGGTTTTCCTAAAAACTGCACTATATGATCATATCTACTCATAGAATTCAAACATGGCTTAAATACATCCCTTAAAATTCCAAGTGGGCACTTTTTCAGAAAACCACCTATAAAAACCTCATAAGTATTCATGTCAAAACTTCCATCAGGTGTGTTTTCAAATATGTACTTTGCTAATTTTACTAAATTTTCTTTATTTATCACTCTCTCTGATAGGTTAAAGTAAAAAAATATCTTCTTCAAAAACTTCACTGTTGTAAATTACAAACAGCTCGTGTAAGTTGCCAATCTTATTAACCAACTCCTCACCAAAGGACAGGAGAAACAAAACCCTTTTCACAAAACCTTCTCTGGAATTGTCAATAAAAGACCACTCATCGCTAAACAAAAAGCTCCAAGTTGACTTGACTGACTTAAAATCAACTCCAAAAACTCTTTTTGAGTATTTAATAAATGATAGTGCCTTATATTCATCACCATCTTCTGGTAGGTTCTCTAAACCCGGTACAAAAGGAGCCCAACCTAAAGCACACCCTATGGTGCCACAATCTTTTTTTGAATAGAATTCTACCTCAGAGCTATCATAGTTTGTTCTAAATGTCTCCATATCAAACTTCCCATCATCAACTTCTGACAAAATAAACTTTGCTAATTTTACTAAATTACTCTTATTTTCTTCGTTCATAATCTTTGTTTTTTTTTGATAGTGTAAAGGTAATGTTTATTTGACTGAAAACCTAGTAATCGTAGATTTTATTTTCATCAATTTTTCTGTAAGGGTGTTGTTCAGTTATTTCAAAATCCTCACCACCCTCCAAAAAATAGATAACTCTGTTGTCAGTATTAGACCAATAACCTCCAAAAAGAAATTGCCAATTAGACACACGTTCAGTTCCAAAAACTCTTTTAGAGTATATTTCAAAATCTAATGCCCCGTTTTTATAAATATCTGAATCAACAACCTCCAACCCTTTCACAAAAGGAGCCCAACCTAATGCACACCCTACAGTACCGCAATCATTTGGTGAATAGAATTTCTTTAAAGAATCACCCTCATCAGATCTAAAATGCTTCATGTTAAACTGTTCGTCAGAAACCTCTGAAAGAATGTATTTTGCTAATTTTACTAAATTATCTTTGTTCATATTCGTAAATTTTATTTGGATTAATGTGCTTATAATTATTTGTTGTTAATTCAAAGTTCTTACCACCTTTCAAAAAGTATACAACCCTTTTTACAAACCCTTCTCTGGTGTTGTCAATTTCAGACCACCCGCACCCAAAAATAAAACCCCAAGAAATATTTATAAAATAAGAATTCCCAAAAACCCTTTCTTTATAATAATAAAAACTTAAACGTTTACTATCATGGGTCTCACTTTCAATAAAATCACCCTCAACAGCCTCCAAACCTTTCACAAAAGGTGCCCAACCTAAAGCACAACCAACTGTACCACAATCGGTTATTGATTTGAAGATTTTTTTTAAACCCTTGTCACCTCTGCAAAAACTCATATCAAATTGCTCATCAGAAACTTCTGACAAAACAAACTTCGCTAGTTTTACTAAATTTTCCTTGTTTTCTTTTTTCATATTTTTGTTTTAATTTACACAAAGTCTGTAGTCTATTTTAAAAGACATCACAAGAGACTCTGCATGTAGGTCAAATAAGCAACAGTTTTTTGGAACCATTTTTATATAATAGCTACCATCTTCATCATTGACACCATAATCAATTGAAAAGTCTCTAAATAAAACCTTAAATCTTGAAGATATTTCAATATCACTTACAGTTTTTTGTTCCAAGTAGCTTTTCTTTAGAACAAAAGAGAGGAAACCTTTTACAAACCTTGATATTAAAAGGTCACTATTTTTAGTGTCTAAAAGCTCAACAGCTTCGCTTTCATGAAAAACATTATCTATTATTAGTAAGATAAGTTCATCAGAAAACAAAGAGCCACTGCTTTTAACAAGATGCTTTCTAATATCACTTTCTGTGAAGAGGTTATAACCTAAGGGAACCTCCTCCACTTCTTCTAAAGAACTATAAACTATCATTTCCATTTTTTATATCTCTAAGTAATGGTTTGTACTCTGTCTCTGACCTCCACTCCCAACAACTTATCATAGCGGAAAACTCTTCAACACTATTCTTAAGCATATCGAGGCCTAGCCAGAACATTTCAGAATTGCTTTTAAATTTTTCTTCATTTTCGCTCATAAATATTTTGTTTTGTTTTAATTTTCTTGAAGTACAAAGTTAGAAAAAATAAACAAAAAAAGCAACACATTTCTGCATTGCTTTAAAAAAAAATAAACAACCTACTACTTCAAATAATCTATTATTGACTTTAACTGAGATTTTCTAACCTTTATTGTAACTTCAACGTAATCCTCATCATCGTTTGGGCAGTCACAATCACCACCACCTTGTTTAGAAGCGTTGTATCCATATCCTAAGTTACTCCAATACTCATCCCTGACACTTTCATGGGTTATTGATGGCTTAGGGTGTATTGAGGGTTTGGACGCTTCAACAGACGTTTCTGGCCTTCCAGAAAAGTTCCTGTTAGTATACTCAAAATACCTATTTTGATCGCTGTCTGTATGAACGTTTTTTGAAAGAATATCCACCTCAAGATCAGCACACTTAATAACAGGGTAGGTTGAAGTATCAACTCCATAAACGTGAAGACCATCTATTTCAATAGATCCTGTACCAAACCTGTTAACCATTTTTAACAGGTCTTGATAATGGGCTTCACTTGGATCTGTTGAGTTTAAAATATTTTGCCTTATTTCCTCATACTTTTTGTGCCTTCCAATAAATATGGAACTTTCTTCTGGGTCTACCAGAACATTGTCCTTAATTTTTAAGTTACCAGTTTGAAGGTACATGTTAAACTGGCCAGCACCAACAACTATGTTTTTTTCAAAAACACCGGCTTTAGACTCTCCAATTTGAACAGCGTTTTGTTGAACATGACCCTCTGTGTAGTCAATACCTGAGTTAATTATTGTATTGTTTCTGATAATACAGTTATTGGCATGTGCTATTTGTATTGCCTCAAGACCAGAGTTAACAAACATACAATTTTCAACGACAACCTCACCAGACTCGTGGCTAGGCTCTTTAGTTGATCCAAAATACAACTGCTCTTTTGAGCAACTACCCTCTTCTATTGTCTGGGTTTGTCCTGTCTTACCTGAAACAGTCCTTGGTGCCTTAGGCTTCCAAAACAAGCAGTCCTTTATGTAAATATCACCATTAGACCTGTAAATAGGATGATGGTGGTGGCTTTCTGGGTAACGAACACCTTCAAGTCTGTATGGGTAGTCCATGTAAAACTCAAGAGCTGAATCATTTGCAGGAGGGTTTGTTTTAGCACTAATTGTTGCAACCCTAAAATCTAGCAATGAAAACTCAACATTCTCAACAGTAAGGTGGGAGGAGAACAGCTCAAATTCCAAATGTATTTGGAAATCAATGGACTTTTTACCGTCAGAGTTTGTCAGGCCTCTAAATACAATATTCTGGCAGTTAAAAACTTTAACAGTGTAGCTGTGGGCGCTTGTAAATGTAGCTACACCCTCATCAGGCCCTTCTATAACTAAAGGGTTCTCTTTAGTTGCTACTATATTCCTAAAGATCATCCCGCTATACTCACCAGCACCTAGCTTCAACAACCTTTCTTCACCTATATTTGTGGGGTCTAACCTCCTATAACTTGTACTTGGAAATAATGTTATCATATATTTTATTTAATTGTTTTTAAAACTAAGAGATGCTGTCAATCCTTACAAAAGGAACATTACCTCTATCTATGTCACCCCTAAGTATTTTAGACAGGTTTACAGTTTTTGTGGATTTAATGAATACATACTCAACCTTTAAAATTCGACCCACTATATTTGGTAGCTTTAGCTTAATCCTATCCCAAATAGTCTTAGGCTCTTTTCTAATAAACTCAACATCAAAACTATAATTTGATGTGTATATATTGGACATAAACTCAGCACTAATCATCCCACCCAAACTATTTGCAACCTCATAAATGTTTAAGTCTATATCTTGGCTAATGTTATAAAGAGGTGTGTCTACTAAGCATCTTAAACACTCTCTTTTAAAGACCTCTGACTTAATTTTTAAGTTATCTGATACAGCTCTTCTGTGGCCTATCATTTTTTTAATATGTTTAAAATAAAAGAAAAAAACTTCATTAAAATGACTAGAAACGGGTACATTGGTATGTAAAAGGTTTTTGAGGCCAACCCTGACCTTACAAAACCTTCTGAAAACCAAAGAAATAAGCAGGAAAATATTTGAACGAGCAGTAACACTAAAAAAGTATTCATTACTTTAATTTCTTTTTAGTGTCGATGTGGCTTAAACTTTTCTCAAACCTTCTCTTATCACTGTCAGGAAGCTTTGGCATTATTTCCTTTTTAAAGTGAAGCTTTGACCTGTTACTTCTCTCCTTTTGCTTTTTCTTTAAAAGGTCTTTTTCACTAACAGTAGTACCTCCATCCATGTTTAACAGGTGAGGTGTTGTTGGAACTCTTTTCCAAGAAGTTCCAAGTGAAATTTTTTCAAGACATCCAGACCCTTCTAAAATACATGGGCAGGTAGACTCGTTGCAAGATGTTTTAATTTGAGTTTCTTCACTCGGATTATCAACCTCACTCATTGAGTGGAATATGTCCTCCTGCTTCAAGCAAAGAGGACATTCATAAATGTATGTTGGCATATTAAGATAATTTTGTTTTTAATTTGTTCATGGCACTATTTAGCAAGTATAGGTATTCATTTCTTGAAATGCCTAATGATTGCTGTATAGACTTAACAGACCTAACTGTATGGTCTTGTAGGCCAAACTTTAAGGTTATGACATCTCTTTCTTTCTTATTTAAACTTGATATTGAATCAGATAGTCTTGATGATGACTCAGAGTTTATAACTTTGAAATCTGTTTCCATACTGTCAGATGTTTCAACTCCTTCAAAATTACTTGAAATTGTATTGTCACCAACCATGTAGCTTTGGTAGTACTCTAAAGCCTCCCTTATATCGCTGTATGAGAATTGAAGTCTAGAGTTAACCATAACCTCCTCTACAGTAGGGGTTCTGTTGTTTCCTTGCTCAAATGTATCTATAAAAGACATTACTTTGGCTATTAAAGCAATTCTGTTTATTGGAATTCTGACAGTTCTAGAATTTTCGGAAATTGCTGAACGAACCTTAAGCCTAACCCACCAAATAGCGTAAGATATAAACCTAACCTCATTCTTAAGAGTATACCTTTTAGCAGCTTCAATAAGCCCCAAATTACCCTCATTAATTAAATCCTCAACTGGAACCCCCATTGAACTATACTGCTTGGCAACACTAACAACAAACCTGAGGTTAGACTCTATTATTTTGTTAAATAATAGTCTGTACTCATCAGAACTAGGGCTTAATGATTCCATAGCCTTAAAATAAAGCTTTTCCTCATCTATGGACATTAAACTTTTCGACCTTATATCAGTAAAGTAGCTAGACAAAACCCTACCTTTATCTACTATATTGTTTTTTAACACCATACTATATTGTTTTTGTATATTTGTAGTGAGCTATAAGAGTTGCATCAACAATCCCGTCATGAGGAACTGTTGACCTTTTAGTTGCTAAAAAATCGTAACTTGGATATAGCCTTCTAGCAGAATTTAGAGAGGTTTTTTTAGTATCTCTGGGAACTTTATCGCTATTAATCCATACATTTTTTTGCCATTCTTTTGGGGGAACCATTTCAAATGGAATCTTTGATTGTCTAACAACAAGTTCTGTTATGCCTACAGACTTACCAAACCCAAAGTTTGATTTTGCAGAAGCCCCCGGTATACTATGAACGTCCTCCAAAACTATAGTGGAACCTCCACTAATATGGTTTAGGTAGTTCAAAATTCCTAAAAACTCACTACCATCTATTAGATTTACTTTTTTAAAGAGTGGAACTCTGAAATAAGTCAGAGCTCCACTTTTACTTATCATAGATATTCCACCCTTGTTACCCGGGTCAATTCCAATTACCATTAATCATTTTTCTTTATTGAAATACAAAGTAAAGAAAAAAAAACAACAAAGTCAAGTGGCTATCTAACTATTTTAAAATATATTTTACTTCATTGACAATTAACTCACTAATAGTCCTTGGGTCAACCGTTCTAAACCTTGTTGAACCCATTGGTGCCTCAAGATCTGTAAAGTATATTCGACCACTGTTGTCGTAAACCCCTTTAGTATAACCCTTCAAAACCCTAACCTCACCTGAATTTTCAAGCTCTTTCTTAATTATCTTCTTAATATCAGACTCAGTGGGGTCTTTTGATCCAAAACCACTGTCTCTAAAAATAAAACCCATTTTTACATTTTTGAAGATTCTGTTAACGACCTCATCGACATCAGTTTTCTTTAAGAACTTAACAGACATTGCAGTTAAAGGGTTTTCTTTGATCTTATCAATCATGGAAGATCTAGAAACCTTTTCTACAGTTTTAAACTGGTTTGCAGAGCTTAAGTACTTATCAAGATAGGTGGTACTAACACTGATAGTTTCATCGGTCTCCAAGTTTCTTAGTGAAGAGTACCCAGACCTTCCAAACCTAGAAGAAGGTTCTTCTAGAGTGTAAAACTGTGTTTCAGAAAAAACCTCACCAACAACTGGTTCAGTAACACTTTCTATAACTTCCTCTTTAGGTTTCTTCAAAGATGGCTTAACCTTAACGTCTGGGGTGTCAACCCCAAAACCAACTCTAACAGTGTTAGAGTTAGCAATCTTATCCTCCAAATACTTAACACACTCTTTGTACATTTCATCAACAGACCCTGAGAGTATGCCATGCCTTTTGCAAAGTTTTTTTCGATAGCTTTTATTTGCTTTCTTAAGTCGTTTTAATTCAAATAAATAGTCCATATTATTGTTTACGTTTTATAATTATTATTTTAAAAAAGTTGTTTACTAGATCATCTCATAGGTCACAGATGGAACCTGCTTAACTTTAACAAAGCTCAAAGATGCTGGTAGGGACTCGTAATAGTCTTCACAATTTACATCTACAATGCAGCAACAAGCATAATAGTTATCCTTAAACCCAAATACAAAAAGACCATGATTATACCATTTTGACTCATCACAAACAATTTTAACAGTCCTTGTTTTTGAAAAACTATCAACGAATTTATTTGTTGATCTTTCAAAAGTCTCCCATTGATCCTTTGACAGGTCTTCTTCCCAGTCAACACTTCTTTGCACAATCTCTTGATCTTCAATTTGTTGAAGAAACTCCTCAAATTCCTTTACATTATCTATTTTCTTTGACATCTAATCTTTTTTGTTTGAAAAACCAGAAACATTATTTTCATTGTTAAAATCCTTTCTATGCTGTATGAACCCTTTAAATGGGCCTAAACGACCATATTCACGAAACAGCTTAATACCATCAACTTCACAATTAGAATCTTCTTTAGAAGAAGGAGTCCTTGTTACTGAATAAGCATTATATTCAGAAGAGCTCATTGATCTGCAAACATGTTCAAATGGAGACCAGTGTTGATTTTCAACCAACCAATCATACAACCTAAAGTCATCATCAAAGGATGAGTTTCCATTAAAATTGTAGTAGCTAACCCGTGCACATCTTGCAACTGAAACCTTAATCTTATCAAAGATTGAGAGAGAGTTAAATTCTTTTGAATAAAATGGTAGGTGATATTCACCACTGTTTAGTGTTGTTGGTGTTGATTTTCTATAAGAAGCTAACATTTTTACAGCTAGATCCCTAAAGTGTATTTCAGTACCTTCTCCAAGCCTTTGACTAAAAAAGTTATCTAGATCTGTTGCAGTGATAATCAACTCACTATATAAAAATGGCTCTAGAAGCCTGTTAGATATTTGCTTTGTAAGACCCTCCTTGTTCAAGGAAGATGCACTTTCTTTCATTGAGTCTAAGGCTCCTAACCAAATTCTTTTTAATTCAGATTTTTCGGAAGGATCTTTAAAAAAAGAAGAGCCCTGCATTCCTTTATGATTTTTCATCCAACTTATTGGTATAACAGGTTCTTTAGACACTTTTTCTAACATCTTAGAGAAAGGAACAGCCCTAGATGATGCTGAATTTCTAGCAAACATTCTATGTGTTAGAAGTTCAGACTGAATAAATCTAGGCATCTTGACCTTGAATGAGATTATTTCATCCCCTTTTTCGTTTATTGAATGTCTTAAAATTTCAGATTGAATCATGCTTTGTTTTTTAATGCTTTGCAAAGGTACATATTTATTTTTTCTAAAGCAAGAGTTTTTTTTTAAATTTACAAAAACTTACCAATGCTTTTTTTACTATTTAAATCGTTTCTAAGAGTCTTTCTTATTTTTAACTGTAGATTTATCATTGAAAACAATAAAGTCCCTTAGAATTGATTTATATACCCTTGTGTGGTGTTTGTAGTCTAAACCTTGAGTGTGCTAGTGTGATTTGGTAATAAGATCATTATTTGCCACCCTAGAGAATTTGTTTTTTAACATGTGGCTTGGGTTTATTTTTGACTAGGTGGTTTGCAAGAAAAGAAAAAGAACCAAAAAGAAAAGAATTACCTTAATCTTTTAATCTTTATTTAAAGTAAACTTTAATTAAGCTTTAATATAAGCTTATAATATATATATATTAATAATATTTACTATGATTTATTAAAGCTTAAAAAAATATAATATTATATATACTATAATAGTATACATAAATGTATACTATAGTATATAATATTATATATATAAAAAAATAGTAAAAAATATTTTAATAAACAAGTAAATTAAGAAAAAAAAATAAAAAAACTTTTAATTTGTTTTTTACAGAAAAAGTTCGTTACTTTGTGAAACACAAAATAATTAGATATGATTAACTTGATTTATATTTCTATTCAAATTCTGTCACTAGCTCTCATTGAAGTTTTTTATGACCAATTACTTTCTAAAAACTTTGATGAAACGAATAAGTTGCTTAAGAGAAAAAGAACTAGTGGTCAAAACAAACTTTTACATGAGGCCCAGATACCATTTAGAGTTTTGGTTATCGTGCCTTCTGTTTTAATGCACTCGAACCCTTTTAATGTTTTTTATTGGGTGTTTTCAGTAAGCTTTTTCTGGTTAGTTTTTGATATATTTGTAAATATTCTTTGGTTAAAGAAGCCGTTGTTTTACTGGGGAGGTACTTCAAAAATAGATCTTTTTTTTGGAAAGCACCATGTTTGGGTTAAGTTGTTGTTAGTGTCTAGTTCATTGTTGAAAATATTACTTACATAGAGAAAAAAAATGAAGCCAAGTAAAGAGCAATTAGAAGTTTACAATACTGTTAGGAATACAAACAGCCATGTTGTCATAATGGCAGGCCCGGGTAGCGGTAAAACAACTACAATAGTTAATGCTTTGAAGTACCTACCTACCAATGCTAGTGCTGTTTTCATAGCATTCTCGAACAAGATAGTTAAGGAGCTTAAAGGTAGGGTTCCTACAAATATTGACTGCTCAACGATGCATTCAATAGGGTATAACGCAATTATTGATTCAGGCAGGTCTAAACTTGATGATAAGAAGGTTTTTAAGATTGTAAAAAACCTTTACAAAAGAGACATTGCATTTGATTCAAAGCAAGCTTTTAGTAAAATATTTGATGTTGTTAACTCAGTAAACCTTATTAGGTCTACATGCTGTAGTTACAATGAGTCTGATGTAACTGAAATGCTTTCAAACAGGAACATAACCCTTAGTGAGCGTGAAATGATGAATTCATTTTTAACACTAAAAAAGCTGTCTGAGTACAACGATAAAATGTATAAGGATGTTAATGTGATTGACTATCAGGATATGATAGAGCTTCCAGTAAATTATAGTGATGATTATTTACTACCAAGATACGATTACGTTTTTGTTGACGAGGCTCAGGATACTTCAAACCTTGATCGTAAGTTCATTAAGCTCCTTTTAAAAAATGACAAGAGTCGTTTAGTTGTTGTTGGAGATAAGAAACAGGCTATTTATGGGTTTCGTGGTGCTGAGGTAGATTCTATGGATAGATTTATTGAAATGGAAAACACTAAAAAACTTAGCCTTTCAGTATCATACCGGTGTGCTAGTAAAATAGTTGATGAAGCCAACAAAGTATATAGTGGATTGAGTGCTTCTAAAAATGCAAAAGAAGGGGTTGTTAGGACTGGTCTCTTAGAAGATGTTTCAAAAGGAGATCTTGTTATTTGCAGATCTACATCTCCATTAGTTGAGGCTTACTTTAACCTTGTTAGTTTAGGAGTTAACTGCACAATTGTTGGTAAGGATATTGAAAAGGGTCTTGTATCTATCTCAGAATCCGTTCTAGCAAACACCCTTAGTGAGGTAGATAGTAATTGTAAGGAACTATTGGAGAGTGTTGCTAATGAGTTGATAGGGAAAAGGATTCATTCCTTTAAAAACCATCCTAGGTACCAACAGATGGAGGAGAAGGTTGAACTTATTAAGATACTTTCTGAAAAGTATCAAGATAGGCTTCTTGACCTAACCAACATAATTGAATCAATATTCAATAGTAAGCACAGTGATGTACAGCTAATGACAATACACAAGTCAAAAGGCTTGGAGTCAGATAGAGTTTTTTTTATTGAAAAACTAAATGGAAAGAACTTAATACCCTCAAAGTACTCTGTAACTGATGGCCAGCTTATTCAGGAAAAGAACCTTACTTTTGTTGCAATAACAAGAGCTAAATCAGAGCTTATATTTGTAGACCTAAAAACTAAAGACATTTAAAATTTAAACCATATGAACCGGTTATTAAACTTCATATTTCCAAATTCAGACATTGACTCTTGTGTTTTGCAGATTGATTATCAGTATGATACAAGCAAAGAATTTGGACTTAAAAATAGAGAGTTTGTTGTAATGAGTAGGAATTTGAAGTTTGATGACGGAGATCATTTTATAATTGAAGTAAAAAAGTTGTTGCAGAAGAAAAACGCTTTTCATTACATAAAAAGTATTGATTGCGTGTCTAATGTGATGTAATTTAACGGTTTTTTTGTTAAAACTGGTTGAAAGGATAACTTTCTTAGAAAAAATAAGTAAATTTACAATTAACAATAATAATAAACATTATGAGTAAAAGATTTAGGCCACAGTTCCCCCTTAGTTTTAAGGATGAGTCATTATTTCAAGAAATAAAGGCTAAGATTGTTCAAGATGGTCTTGCAAAAACAAGCATTGCTCTTGGAATTTCAAGTAACTCTAAAAAATCAACTTCTGGTTTGGAGAGGGATATTTTGTCGGGAAATTTTTCCATATACGATCTTTCAGGGAGGCATGATGTAAGTGTAAGTGTTGTTGAATCAGTCGTTACATCTCTTCTTGAGAGTGGTTACAACCTTGTTATAAACAAGCAGGGCGATGTTATGATATCAAATGTGATCCCAAAACTCCCTACAAGAGAAATTAAAATAGACAAATCTGGTGAGTTTCTATTTGGTGCCGTTGGTGATAATCATCTAGGCTCTAGGTATGAAGACCTAGGGGCTTTAAATGCTCTTTATGATGTGTTTGAAGAAGAGGGTGTTAAGACTGTATTTAACACAGGTAATTGGATTGATGGTGAGGCTAGGTTTAACAAGCATGACCTTCACACTCATGGCTTAGACAATCAGCTAAAATACATGATTGAAAAGTACCCTCAGAGGGATGGTATTAAAACATACTATGTTTCAGGGGATGATCATGAAGGCTGGTACACTCAAAGAGAAGGTATTGATGTAGGTAGAAGGCTTGAGCAGGATGCAAATGACTCAGGTCGATATGATCTTATAAACATAGGTCATATGGTGTCTGATGTTTTAATAGATACTGGTACTGAAAACAAGCTTAAAGTGTGTGTGCAGCACCCGGGAGGTGGGTCTGCTTTTTCACTAAGCCACACAACCCAAAAAATAGTTGAGTCTTTTGGTGATGGTGAGAAGCCAGATATCCTTCTTTTGGGTCACTATCACAAAGCTTCAAGTTTCTTATTTAAAGGGGTTCACACCGTTCAAACTGGGTGTACTCAAGAGAGAACCCCTTTTATGAAAAAGAAGCTTCTTAGCGCTCACATTGGTGGCTTTGTAATACGTGGAACTGTAAGTAAAGATGGCACTATTAGCTCTTTCACTCCAACATTTTATAACCTTGCGAAAGGTGGTTGGGAATACAAATGGTAAAAAAAAGAAAAAAGTTATGGCTTCTAAAAGGTCAAATAAAATAGCTGCAATGAACCGGAAGAAAGACATCTTTGATATGATGTTGAAAGGTAGCAGTGATTATAAAATAAAGGGGATGCTTATGGAAAAGCATCTCCTTTCCATTGAAAGCTCTAGGGTTGAGCTTATAAATGCAAGAAAGGAACTTGACAAAAAGAAAGAGTTCACTGTAGAGAATATAATAGATGTACACATCCCAAGGTATGAATCTATGTATGAAGACCTTATGGACTTAGGTGCTGATAACACAGCCATAAATGTCCTTAAGCAAAAAGAAAAGTTTTTGGGAATGAATCAGGAACACTTAACATTTAATGTTTTTTCTGGTGGTGATGATAGTGACATTGATAAAAATTATGAAATAAACAACTTGACTCCTGATGAGCAAGGTAGGTTTTCATCTCTAATGAGTAAAATATCAATAAATGAGTGATTCAAGCTCTGAAAAAATACCAGTAGATAGGAAGTACAAGGTCATTGAGAGGTTGGAAAAAAAACTGGAAAGATCAATTTGTGAGGAAAGGTTTTATGAGTTTTTTATAAGAGCTTTTTGCCAGCTTCATCCGGGAACACCTTATGATGAAAACTGGCACGCAGAATACTTATGTGACAGGTTGCAGGAGGAGGCTGAAAGGGTTTGGGATGGTAGGCCAAGAGGTAAGGATTTGATAATAAACATGCCATTTAGGGCTGCAAAGTCAATGATAACTACTGTTATCTTCCCTGTATGGTGTTGGATAAGAAACCCTAGGACTAAATTTATATGTGTTTCTTTTGCTGAAAGCTTAGCGCTTGAACACTCCCAATATAGCAGGAACCTGATACTTGGAACTTGGTTTCAAATGCTTTGGGGTGATAAAATATACTTTGATGCTAATCAAAATAGTAAAGCCCATTATGCAAACAGTGAGGGTGGTTCTAGGAAATCAGTTGGTACAGGAGGTCAAATAACCGGTTCTGGTAGTGATATCATCATCATAGATGACCCACAAGACCCTAAAAGAGCTGCATCAGAGGTTGAGCGTCAAAACTCAATAGACTTTTACGACAAAACACTTTTTTCTCGACTTAATCAGCCTGATGTTGGGGTTAGGATAATTGTAATGCAGAGGCTTCATGAGGGTGACCTTTCAGGGTACCTTTTGGAGAATCGTCCAGAAGACCACAACCATATATGCATACCTGCTGAGTGGGATGAAGATATAGCTTCTCCAAAAGACATTAAAAAGCATTATGTTGATGGATTGTTTTGGAGTACTAGGTTTAATAGAAAAACATTAAAGTCTTTTGAGAAAACATTAACACCGCTTGGGGCTGCTGGGCAACTTCAACAAAGACCTGCACCTTTGAGTGGAAACCTTGTTAAGCGCGACTGGTTTCCAATTATACCAGCAAGTTCTGTAAAAAGAAATGACAGGATCCAGCCTATAATGTTCTTAATGGATACCGCATATACTGCCAAGCAGGAAAATGACCCCTCTGGCATTATGGCCATATTCAAAGATGAGTCTGAGGACTGTATATACATAGTTAATGTATCAGAAGTTAGGCTTGAGTTTCCAGACCTAATAAAATATACAAAGGAGTATGTGGCTAGAAATGGATACTCAGGGTCTAGTTCAATATGGGTTGAGCCAAAGGCTTCTGGAAAATCTCTTGTTCAACAGCTAAAGGCTTCTGATAACTTCAATATATCTGAAATATCAGGGGATTTTCTGTCAGATGATAAGCTAACAAGGCTTTCGTCAGTATCCCACTTGATATATTCAGGTAGGGTTAGGCTTGTTGAAGGTGATTGGAATGAAAAGTACTTAAACCAACTATGCATGTTTCCTAGCGCTAAACATGACGAGTTTGTTGATTTAACTTGTTATGCATGTTTTTTATTCTTAACGGGATCTAATTTTGACTTCTTCTTTATATGAGCGATATTGAACCAAAAAATAATCTCAGAGGTAAAAGAATGCCTAAAGAGATAAAAGAAAAAATACCACAGCTAGTGAATGATGTGGCAAAAATGCTTGGTGAAAACCTTTCAAAAAAAGATATAGCAAAGGAGCTTTCAAAAAAAATACCGTCAAACCATGTTACAATAAATTTTGTAAATAAACTGGTTATTGATGCAAATAAAAAGGCAACATCTCAGATAAATAGAAGTATGAGCTATGTCTTCAACCTTCATGTTAGAAGGTATGAGAAGATATATCAGGACTGCATGGATGACATATCTGATTGGAGGACAAGGCTTGAGTTTAAAGGTAGGCATTTTAAGTTTATAAGAAGTAAGATACTTATAGGATTAAAGGCGATGAAGGCTAAAGAGGAGCTTTTGGGTATGCATAGCAATGCAATGGAGGTTAATATCTCAAGTGATAGTGTATCTATGAAAAGAAAAAGGTCTCATAAAGAGGGGTTGATACCATACCGAGTTGACAACTTAAGCCACGATGAGAAAAAAGAATTACTTAAACTGATACAAAAAACAAAAATATCACCTGTGGAAGGTGTCCACCCACTTATATTTAAAAAAGTTGATTTTGAAGCTGTAAAGGTTCTAAATGTTAGGGGTGTTGGTTCTACAAACACTCAAGATATATCTTTTGAAGAGCTTCCACCAGATAAAGTATCCCAGTTTATTAAAAAGGAAAGTGTTGAGGAGGAGCCTGTAACCAAGGTTCCTGCAAAAAATCTTGATGAAGTATTAAGTAAATTGAATAGTTCAGATATGGATGTTTTTAAAAACTTTTTAAAGTTAGGAAATGATGAATGATAGTATATCAGTAGTTCAAATTGAAGGTATGAGCCTTTCAGGTGTTGAAATGTTAAGCATAGGTCAGTCAAATAGGCTTATAAGCTTGTACATAAGTGATAGGGCAGGTGTTATGGTTAAACCTAACATCATGTCAAACATTTCACTTGGTGAAAAGTTATGTACAATTGCTACAAACTACTTTAAATCCATGGCTGAATCAAAAAATTTCTCAGGTTCATTCGTTAGTTTCTCATAAAATTATGACTAAAACACAGGATAATTGCTCTAAGTGTGATTGTGGAATGAAGAGGTATATTGTAAACAAAAAACACTATCTTTGTCAGGAGAAAAACTATGAAAGAATTCATGGATGTAAAAACATAAAGAAGCCTATTAAAAAGTTTAATGGAGACTCTAGTAAGGAAGATCTATCTATTTTAAAGAAGAAGTTTTCTATAAGAAAAATATCGCCACAGGAGAGGTATAGGTGTTCAGATGGGTCTTTAGTGTCTCAGGTTCAAATAAACAGAAAGTATGCAGAGTGCATCGATAAAATAGCCTTAGACAGACCACCTATTTGTGAGGGTACTGGTCGTGGAGATCTACCTGTTAGTTTCTCTCATACAATATCAAGGGTTAGGTGTAAGCAGATTGGTAAGACAGAGCTAATATGGGATGCAGAAAATATTGAGATAGAATCTTTTCATGAAAGGTCTTCAAACCCTTTTGGTGCCCATAACATATGGGAAGATGGAAGCCTTGAACAAAAAAAAGGTTTGATAAACTTTTCAAAAAAGATGTCTTTTATAAAAAAACACGACATGGAGCTTTATAAAGAAAAATTCAATGAGTAACAGTTTAATTGAAAGGCAAGTTATAGACTTGTTTGAGAGTCTTGAGATATCTTCTGATAATGTTGTCTGTCCAGTTTCGGAGGGGTTGGCAATCATATATGAAAATGTTAAGAAGATATCTATTCCTGCAATATCTAGCTGTGATATTGGTAGGGTTACCTCAGTTTCTGTATGTTCAGCAATAGAATCTGGAATGACCATTAGTGACTTTTCAAAAATATTTAATATGGGTTGGTATATTGATGAGGATAACGAACTATCATTTGATATTAAGTAGTTATTTGTTGTTTGATAACAAATAAATGATTAACTTTGCATTCTATGCAATAAATAAACTAAAATAGCTAAATATGAAAAAGAATGGTTGTATAATATCAGGTGGTGGTAGGAATGGTGCTTGGGGAGTAGGTGTGCTTTCAAGTAATTATAACCTAACAGGTGTAGAGTACGATTTTGTTGCTGGTACAAGTACTGGTGCTCTAATGGCACCTTTTGTAGCTCTAAGTGATTATGATTCATTAAGGGAAGCCTATACGTCAATATCAAATAAAGATATATACAGTGTAAGTCCAGTAAATAGTAAGGGTAACATAAGAGTCTTAAATGCCATATGGAGGGTTGCAAGAAACTTATTCAAGCCAACACAGACTTTTGGTGAAAGTGAGGGTTTGAGAGATTTGATTGATACATTCTTTACAAAGGATATGTATGATGATATATCTGCCTCCGGAAAAGAAGTTAGCCTTGGTGTTTCAGAAATAAGGCATAGTGATGGTGATATATATTACCCATCAATCAAGGATTCAACCTACGATTCGTTTAAAGATTTTATGTGGGCTTCTGCCAATGCACCTTTCCTTTTTTCAATTCTAGAGAAAAGAAGTCATTTGATAGGTCATGAGGATGGTCAGTTCATAGATGGGGGTCTTTCTGAGGTTCTTCCATACAAACCTGTTCTTGATAAATTATCAAGTGGCGACCATGTGGATATTATAGCACATAGGAAGCCAGATATTTTTGGGAGGCTATATGATAGGGGCCCAGTTAAGGATCAGGTTCATTTACTTCAAAGGTGCTTTTCTATAATGAGAGATAGGATTGAAGGGGATAATATAATCAAAGCTCTAGAGATGGCCAAGTCTAAAGGTATTAGTGTCGATATTTATTATATACACCCATATCTTGTAACCGGAAATGCCTTGAATTTTAATAAGGATGATATGAATAGGCTCTATGAAGCTGGTTTAAATAATCGTTCATATAAAGACTCACACCCTGCATGAACAAGTATGTAAACAATTTCTTAGTTACTGATTTTGAAACCGGAGGTCTTGACCCAATCAAAAACCCAGCCACTGAGGTTTGTATGTATAGTGTCTGTGGGGTCACACTTAAAGTTATTGAAAAGTTTTCTTCAATAATAAAACCATATGATGATTCTTTGATATACAACCCTGTTGCCGTAAAGATATCAGGTATAACAAAAGAAATATCAGAGGTTAAAGGTAGTCCATTGCCAGAAGTTGTTTCTGGATTGATTAAGGTTATGGAATCTGCTAAAAAGGTTGGGGGTCGTGGTAATAAGCCAATATTTACAGCCCACAATGCAATGTTTGACTATAAGTTTCTTCAAAGTATTTTTAAATTTTGCAAAAAAGATTTGTCAAAATACATACAAGGTGAAAAGGATCTTTATGGAAACTTTATCCCATCTCTTATTGACACAATACATGAGTCAAAAAAAATAGAGGGTGGTAGTGTTTCAGAAACTGACAGGTTTAATGCTGCTGAGTGCTGTGAAAGGGCTGGAATAGATCACAATGATGCTCACAGGGCTGAGTCTGACGTTGTGGCAGAACTTGAGCTTCTTAAGCAGTATATAAATAAAGGTAGAAACTCATCTAGTAAGTCTACTGGTGTACAGGTGGGTTCCTCAAAAGAGGAGGTTTTGGTTAATAGAATGAAGTTTCAACTATAAATAATAAATAAAATGAATATAGACAGCTTAAGAAACGCAATTTATATAGAAGAAAGGTTAGGTAAAAACTGGTTTAACATTGACCGGTTTATCAAGAAAACAGCTATTAAAGATAGGGACTCCGCTGCCGTTATTATAGGAGACTTGGTTTTAAGAGGGGCTTTATTGTCAAAAGTTTCAGAGCTTAAAAAAAACAAGGGAGAATATTTGTATAAAATAAATGGTGATAAAGTTATGGAACTTGGAAAGGTTAGTTAACTTTTAAAAAAAATATTAGTATTTTTGTCTTAAAGGAACACTTTTATGGCAGAATTCATCAACAAAATAGCGGAGATTGACTCTCAAAGAGAGAAGGCTCAGATAGAGAAGAGCCTTCTCCTTGAAAAGGCACTTAATAGTGGTAATGTTGATGAGATATATAAGGCTAGAAAGTATTATGAAGAAATAAGCTCTAAAAAAAACAACGGTTCTTTTGGTAGCCAAAAATCTCTTCTAATAGACCCACTAGAATCATCTAGTGGTAGGGGTTATTATGACAAAAGATCTTCTGCTGGATTCCCTTTACTAAGGCAGATGTCAAGTGCTCCTGTTATAAGAGCTGTTCTAAACACTAGAAAAGAACAGATATCTGAGTACACAAAACCCCAGCCAGACAAGTATTCAAAAGGTTTTATCCTAAGGCCTACAAAGCTTAGTACAGGTAATGACGACAAGCTTGGAATGTCTGACTTGGACAAAAAAAATATTGAAGAGCTTACAAGGTTTATATTGAACTGTGGGAATGAAGAAAGGGCTTGGGGTTCTGATGACTTTGAAGTATTTATAAGGAAAATAGTTGAGGACTCTTTAGTTCTTGACCAAGCTGTGTTTGAAGTAGTTGGAAGTCGTGGCGATATAATGAAACCAAACCATTATTTTGCAGTTGACAGTTCAATGTTTAGGTTTGCAGATTCATTTGGTAATGAAGGAAACCTTGATAATGCAGTTAAAATTGCTGGACATTACCCCTCTTATGTTCAGGTGTATCAAAACAATATAGTTTCTGAGTTTTACCCATGGCAATTGTGCTTCGGTGTTAGAAATGTATCCACAGACATAAGAAGAAATAATTATGGAAGGTCTGAGCTTGAGGACTTGATGGGTACAGTAACATCAATGTTAAATGGAGATGCATATAATGCAAACTTTTTTAAGAGTGGTAGCTCTCCAAAAGGGGCCTTACTTATAAAAGGTGGTGGGTTGAATGAAACAAGGTTACAGGAATTCAAGAAAGAGTGGAATGCTGAAACTGCTGGTGTTAATAACAGCCATAAAACCCCTATTATTGATGCTGAAAAAATGGAGTGGTTGGATTTACAGCTAACCAACAGAGACATGGAGTTCTCTAAGTTTCAGGAGTATCTAATAAAAATAGCCTGTGCTGTTTACAAAATAAGCCCTGAGGAGATAGGGTTTCCACTTGAAGGGTCTGGGAAATATACACTGGGAAGGACTAACAAGAAGGAGGAGAAGGATTATTCAACTAAGAAAGGGTTGATACCACTTCTTAGAACTATACAGTCATGGCTCAACAAGTACATAGTAGGGCCAAAGTCAAAGGGTGCCTATGAACTAATATTTGTTGGCCTAGACCCTGAGAATGCTGATGAAGAAAGTAATAGGCTTAATAAGGCAATAACAACCTATATGACTGTAAATGAGGTTAGGGTTCAAAAGGGTCTTCCACCACTTAAAGGTGGAATTGGTGACATAATACTTAACCCAATTTACTCTCAACAGTATTTGTCAGAAGGTGGTGTTTCTGAGGAGGAGGAGCAAAAGGTTAAGAGAGAAGTTGTTAGAGACAGTGGTTTACCTGACAGTAAAAACAACAATGATGTCAACCCTATGGTTAAGGCTGTAGAAGATTTCTGGATTGATGAAATGATCGTAAAGCCATAAAAAATTTTAAGATGAGCAAGGATTTTATAAAAGAGTGGTTGCCAGTTTTTGTATATATTATATCGGCAGCTATAGCAGTTGGATATTACAGAAGTGAGGTTCAAAGCAACAAGGATAAGATAGAGAGTCTTGAAAGGAGGTATGAAGCTGACAAACAGTCAATGGGTCGTAAAATAGATAATATATACAATATTCTTATAAATAAAAAATAAAATGCAGGAAGCAAGAATGCTTATGATAAAGTTGGTTGTATCTGTTGTGGTGTCTTTAGCATCTATAACAGATATATCTGACGTAAGCTTTGATGATAAGAGAGTGACAGAAAGTATTGACGTTGATCATACATCAATGTCAGTTATGTATAAATTAAGTAGAATAGATAGTTTGTTAAACGAAAAACCAAATTTTAATTATGCCAATTCCTCCAAAAGACGAGATCAAGCCACCCAAAGTGAATTCAGAACAGGGTATTGAAAACGAAAATGAAAAAGGTTCAAAAAATACTGACGACAAGTCTAAGTAATAATAATCTTAGACCTCTTGTTATAGAGTGTTTTGTAATGGTTCTCGTCCTAAGTATACCCTTCATATATAACATATGGATGAGTGTGGACGAGAACCACCTTATTGAGGGTTACGGAAAACTTAGGAGTTTTGTATGGACAGTTTCAGAGAGCATAAATGTTCTTATAATAATAGTTTGCTGGTTTCTAACTGTTAGGGGTCAATTTTATAAAGCTTTGTGCTGTGTTCTTTTCAGCTTCTACCTGATAATACTTGTTGAAAAGCTGAGAGTTGATGTTATGATTGTAAGAAACTACTTCTACTACATAGAGTGGGGGTGTTCAATATCAATACTTATAGTTTATAAAATATTTAAAAGGCCACCTTTCATTATAAAAAAAACATCTGATGAGTGATTTTCTTAGTAAGTTAGAATCTGCATCGATTGATATACTTGAAACCCTTGAGAATGCTATAGAGAAGGCTTCTAATAGCGGCAAACTCTCAGGAGGTGGTTGGATAACTATAAACGGAAAACACGTTTATATTGGATCTAATGGTAAGGTTCAAGCTGGAGCTGTTTATGGAAAAAATGGTGAAAAGATAACCTCAGGAGAAAAGATATATAGCTCTGAAAAAAACAACTCTGGGTCAGGTGAAGATAAGGAAAGCAAAGAGAGTGATAAGTCAAGCAAGGTTGAAAAACCAAAAAAAATAAAGAACCAGTCGGCAGGTTCTAGTGATAAAGAGGGTGAAGATTCTAGTAGTTGTAAAGACAACCCTGATGCTCAATCATACTTTCAATCATATGAATCTATGATGGGGTCTCTTTCTGGTGAGCAGCTTTCAGCACTTAGTGAATATAGAAACGGAGACTATAAGTCAGTAAAGTCACTACTTAGGTCGTCAGGAAGTTCTAACCAAACAAAGCTAATTGATAGTTCATTTGAAAAGGTTAAGGCACCATCACCTACATCCTCTTTTAAGGGCCTGTCTGACAGTTCTTTCTTTGAAGTTGTTGATGAAGGGTCAATCTTTACAGACAAGGCATATGTGTCTGTAACAATAAACTCAGACTCACAAGATAAATTTTATGAAAATGATGGTTATTCAGTTGAAGTTAAGATCCCTAAAGGAAGTAGTGTAATACCTTTTCAAAATATAGGCAGCTCTGACATACATGATGATGAGTGCGAGCTTTTACTGCCACGGGATAGTAAATTCAAAGTTTTGAAAAAGATTGGTAAAAACCTTATAGTTGAGTTAATATGAAAAGAAAGACAAGATTTATATCAAAAAAAGGAGAGCTTAGCCTTGTAAAAGCTGATGAGGTTAAGAAGTCACAAGACATATCCAGTGTTATTGAGTTTATTAGAAACCTCTCTAAAGACTAATTCATACCAGCACAGATCCCCTAGAAACTTTTATAAAAATTTTTAGTATTTTTGATTAAAATGATTAATCAATTTTATTAAAAAGATGAGAGAACTTATATTTTCAGGAGCTTCACTAAGCGAACCTGTGACTTTTGTTACAGATAGGTTTAAAAGCTCATTAGATAACCTCACTGTAAGTGAAATACGCCTTGGACAAAACGTTCTCAGTGTTCTGCCTGAATTAGGGTCAAGGACACAAGTGGAGGTAGATTTGTTGGCAAGTTTTTTAAGAATTAACTACGCAGCATTTAATTTTAAGGAGTTTGCTGCTAAAAATGGCCTAACACTTTCTGAGCAAGACCAGACATCAAGAAACACATTGGTTGAAATAAAGGCAACAGGGCTTGATGTTGATGCAGTAAATTATCAGGCAGGGTCTAAATTTACAAGGTATACATTCGCAAGCACACCAGACCTTTCAGAATTGTCTTTTGGCGACTATATTAGTGTCACTGGATCTACAAACCCCAGCAACGATGGTCTTTATCAAATACAGGCTGTGAACGATGGCTCAGACTATGTTGATGTATTGAATCAAAACAGGTCTGATACTAGTGAGGATGAAGCTTCTTCCCCCGGTACAGGCATTATATCTAACTTTTAAAAAAAACATACACATGCCTTTAAATGATGAAAATGGTAATAGGTTGATGTTTGAGCTTCAAAAAGTTCATGCTCAACAGCTTGGTGAGGTTGATGATAAGTTCATCCAGTCACGTGAGGTGATTCAATATGTACTTGATGAATCTTATGACGGTGCCTCTTTTTCCTCTAGTACATCAAGTGTAGGTACAGTTCAAGAGGACGACTTTTCAGATAGTGATGATTTTAACAATAATTACAATACTGTTGGTATTGGAACATTTACTCCAAGTGCAAATGGTCTTTCCACTTCTGGTGGAGTTGGAAACTATGCAACGTATGTTGAGTATGATAACCCTAACAGCGATCATAGTGCAACATCACTTGAGAAGTGGAAAATGTCTACTGTCATTACGACAGGTACTATTGGTGTTGGCAACTTTGGCCTTTCACTTGGAATTAAAAGCACTAACACTGAGGATGCTAGGGACGTTGCTGTAAGGCTTGCTATGGATGCTGTAGCTTTCGCGGGTAAGCTACAGTTCTTTAAGGTCAATAATGGAAGTGAGTCTGCGCTATCTATTAGTGACACTGCATTTAACATTCAAGATAATACTGATTACTTCTTTGAGCTTGAACGTGACGGTCAGTCACTTATTGCATCAGTTTATGAAGCAAATCTTACTGCTGGGGAGTATGTAAAAGGTGCTTTACTAAAACAAGAAACTGAGGTTTTTCAGCTAAAAACGGTTGCTAATACAACCGCTATGCACAATACGGGTAGGTTTGCAATATTCCAGAATGGAGGTAACCAGCTCGTAAGAAAGCTTGAAATAACCTCAGGAGAACCTATTGGTGTAACAAACCTTGCGATTGGTGACAGTAACATAGCAGGTCTTTGGGCTAGAAACATATCTCAAAGATACTTTAACTTGGTAAATAACTCAATAGGGCAGTCATTTGCGGTAAGTGCTGGTGTTGCTGACTTAACCCAATCAGCAATAGATAAGATTGATGAGATCAAAAAGTATGGAGCTAAAAACATATACATCAACTTAGGATCTAATGATGTTGCTTTTGGCATATCTCAGGCTGTATGGGAGGCAAACCTCAATACTTTGATATCAGAGCTTTCAGCAAATGCAAACATAATCCTTGGAACCCCAATTGCAAGGAATGCAGCCAACTTAACAGCCCTTGTAGCTTTTATAAAATCCAAGGCTAGTGACCCAAATGTTGCTGCAATTGCAGACCTTCATGAGGTGACAAATGTTGATGCTGATGACAACCTGTTTGCTGACTACAATTCTGGTGACAATATTCACATGAATTACGAAGGTAATAGGGCTTGTGCTCAAGAACTTTTAAATGCATATAACTTTATATAGATGAATAGACTCTTTAAAAAGCTAATCTCAAAGTTTTCAAGTGGGGGTGGTGAGCTATCGCTCCCCTTGGAAAGCTTCTTGATGGACATAAAAAAATCGATAGCAACGAGTGAGGGTGAATTGATAAACACACAGCTTGAGTTTAATTCAACAAACGACAGGCTAACTTCTATGTTAGAACTTTGTGATATTGAAATTAAGAAGGGTGGTGAGAATAGCATAAGTAATCGTAAATTTATAGAGTCTAAAATAGAGAGGAATACAGAATCTTTTGTTGAAAAGATAATAAATATAAACAAATCAATAAAAGATGACAAAGAATCTGTTGAAGAGTTTAGAAAAGCTTGCTTTTCAGAGATTGAAAATAAAAATGAAGAGAGTAAGGGTGCATTTTTATTGGCAATAAATGATTTTCAGAAGGGTATTTTAAAATCATCTTCTGGATCTATTGTTTCTGACAAGGATTTGGCAATAGCGGTTGCAATGGGTAAAGCTGGCATAAGCAAAGCTACAAAAGATGAGTTTGACTGTATGTGCAAGTCAGGTAGTGATCAAAATGTAGAGGATAGCCCACCCAAACCTGTTACATCAAAAAACTCAGTTGCCGTAATTGTAAAGGATAGCGTTGGTAGAACACTTTTTCTTAAGAGAAATTCAACTGACGACTTTCATCCGAATACATGGTGCTTACCCGGGGGAGGTATTGATTCTGGTGAGAGCCCAATAGAAGCTGCTGTAAGAGAGCTTAAGGAAGAGTCTAATATATTTATAGAAGTACCTGACCTGATCCTTAGTGACATCATTGAAGTTGAAAGTGGTAAAAAAATACATTATTACACACACAATCTTAGGAAAGACCTTGAAAAACCTATTGCTACCTTAGATGGCGAGATGTCCAACTATGTTTTTTTAGACCCATCAGAGTACTGTGAATATGACCTTATATTGGATTTAAAAGACCACCTTCTAAGGATAGAAACCTCACAAGCAAATATGTTCAAGGCATTTAATAAGCAGTCGATTCAAAAAGCCTTTAACATAAAGGCAATAGATGAAGAAAAGTATAATTCACTAAAAGAAATAATTGGGTAATGCATCAAGATGATTTTAATTTTCACGTACCTATTGAGATTGAAAAAGGTGGTGATTCAAAAGAAATGAGGATTAAGGGTATTGCCTCAACTGTTAAAAAAGACAGTGATAAGGAGGTTCTTATACCAAAAGGTTTTGACCTTAACTTTTTTAAAAGCAGTGGGTTCTTAAACTGGAACCACTTATCTGGAAAAGACCCTAGTGCAATAATTGGAGAGCCTACCGATGCTAAAATAACAGAAAACAACGAGCTTTACATTGAAGGGATTCTCTATCCAGAAAGTGCAAAGGCTAAAGAGGTTTGGAGTCTTGCAAAGTCCCTTGAAGGTTCTTTGAGTAGAAACCTTGGATTTTCTATTGAAGGAAAAGTTATTGAAAGAGATCCCAATGACAAAAACAAGATAACAAAGGCCATGATTACTGGCTGTGCAATCACACCGTCCCCTAAAAACCCGGGTACACTTCTTGAGATTGTAAAAGGTGACTACACACATTCTGACCCAATTTTTGATACTGAAAAATCAGAAGATCCAAATGGAGGTAAAATAGAGGAGTATATTATAGACATAACTGATGATAGTGGAGTTAGGAGGACTGTAGATAAAAACCTAAACATAAAGGTTATAAAGATGGATACTACAGCAACAGCCCCCTTAATGATGGAGTCAGTTGAAGGTCATACAAAAAATAAAGTTAAAAAGCAAGAATTTTTTCAAAAAAATGAAGGTAGGCTGTCAAAATCAGAAATGTTTACTGAAATATTAAGTATATTTGAAATTGACGACGTAGAGAAAGGTGTAATGCTTCTCTCATTAATGGATAGTGTTGAATCAAAAAATAATAATGATAACAAAATGAATAGTTACTCACAAGATACTATAAAAAAGGCTTTGGAAATCTTGAAGCTGGCTGAGGGTGTTGATTTTAAAAAAGGAGACCTTCCAGAAGGTGAAGAAGCAGACAAGAAAGAGGCTGTTAAAAAGGATGAAAAACCAAAAGAAACCCCTAGTGAGGATTCTGTTGAAAAGATGAAAGAGGACTATGACTCTTACATGAAAAAGGCAGAAAGCCTTAAATTTAAGATTGAAAATTCACAGGCTAGTGAAGAAACTCAAGGAGGTAAGATCACTACTATCAAAAAGGGTGAAGAGATTACATCAGTTTTGGGCGAACTTGTTGGTGAAATTAAGTCACTTAAAGATGACTTAAAGAAAGGTAACGAACCCAGCACTCCTGTAGAGAATGTTGAGCCAGACAAGAGTGGTGATGAGATAAAAAAGGCTATTGCACTCCTTACTGGTGAGATATCGAAACTAAAAGACGAACCTCTACTCCCTAGAAGTGTTAGTGTAAATGGTTACACTGAGCGTTTTGAAAAAGGAAATGGTAATGACACCCGCTCTAAAATGTCTATTAGAGGTGATAAAAAAGCTTTGGTTGACAAGCTTTATGATATGTCAGGGCTTGAAAAGGGTGAAAATGTCAACCAAACACTTGTTAGAGGCGCTCAAAACCTAGAATTTGCAGGTAACTTTGGGAACCTGCAAGACACAATACTCAAGTCTTTAGAGGCTGAGAATATTTTTGTAACTGACTAGAAAATACTTTAAAATATGAGTTCAATAAATAGTGATGCCACCAACTATGATGGCTATGGCGACTCTAGGGCCGCCAATGAATTGATAAAGGCCATCTCTGCTGGTCAAATTACTGGTAGGGACACTGCAAACCAAATACTTGGTGGTGAGCCTTTGAAGATGGAAAGTGTGGAGAGGGTTCTTAAGAACCTTGAGTTTAGAATGAAAGACATCAAGCTTTGGAATGGTATTCCAAAAGCGCCAACAACCAACACTGTTGATGAGTTTTTACAACTTAACAGCTATGGTTCTAACCGTGGTGGCTTTTACGATGAAGGGGAACTTTCTGATACGGAGGATTTTGAGACTATCCGTAGGTCTGAGCAAGTTAAGTATATACAGGTTACTGGTGAAGTTACATTGCAGTCTCAGATGACAAGGAATTTTGCTGATGTAATGAGGCTTGCTGTTGATTCTAAGGCAATGTGGATACTTAGAAAGACCAACGAGTCATTAGTTAAGGCAGATAGTAGCATTGTAACTCAAGAGTTTAATGGACTATATAAGCAACATCAAGCGATTGGTTCTGAAAATGCAGATATTTATTCTTCTTTAAACGACTGGCAGGACTCTTCTTCTGTAATAGACTTAAGGGGTGGGTCTCTTACACAAAATGATCTTGAAGATGCGTCTGTAAATGTTGACGAGGCTTTTGGAAGTGTGTCTCATGTTTACGCACCACCTACTGCAATTTCAGGCCTATCTAAGAGCTACTTTGAGGTTCAAAGGATTCTTCAAGGAGGCAGTTCTTTCAACGGAACTATTGGAACCACTCCTAAATCGATCGGAACTTCTTTTGGGGACATAGGTTTGATGACGGACAAATCCATGAAACGTGATCCTGCTAAAAAATTAAGCACCACAGCAACATCTCTTAAAGCACCAAATGCACCTGTTGCAAGTGCTGTGAATGTTGTTGCTTCTGATCCTTCTAGTCGTTATGCGGCCTCTGATGTTACTAGTGCAACAACTCAAGGTACTTGTTTCTATGCAGTAAGCTCAATAAACAAGTATGGTGAATCAGCACTTACAGTGATGCCTGATGCAACTACAGCAACAACTGTGGCGGCAGGTAGTTCTGTTGACCTTACCTTTACGGATGGTGGTGGAGCAACACCAGCAACTGGGTATGTAATCTATAGAAGTTTAACAACCGCTGCTGCCAATGCAAGCACTGGGGATGTTACTTTTTACCCTATATTTAAAGCAAGTAAGGCTAATTTAATCAATGGTTATGATGGCGCTGCTGCTGGTAGTATCCGTGACAGAGGTAGGTTCTTACCCAATACAGAAGATGGATTTGTTAGTGAGATGAGTGAGGATGTTATGTCATTTAAGCAGCTTGCACCTATGTCAAAACTTGACCTAGCAGTTCAATCAACCTCTAAAAGGTTTATCATGTACTTATATGGGACCCCTCAACTTTACGCACCTCGTAAAATGGTTAGGTTTATAAATATTGGGCCTTACGTGGCCAGTTAGTCAAAGTTTATTATTTATTGTTACGTTTATAGGGCGGGAGGAGACTCCTGTCCTATTTTTTTTGTATATTTACAATGCACGTAACAATTTAAAACAAAAAAAACAAATATTATGAGTAAAAATTTTTTCTTAAAGCAAGAAGATTTTGCTGGAAGGGTTATTTTACTTCCCTTTTCTGGTAAAACCTCTTTTGACAGTGAAGGCAAGGCCCTTGTGAAGAGTGAAGAGATTGGTTCTGAAACTGTAAGGGCAACTCAAGGTTTATTTAACCTTGAGTTAGTTTCAGTTGAATCTGATGGTAAAGAGGTATCTGTAGGCGTTGATGTTGATGACACTACTGATGTGGATGAAGGGCCTTCCGTAGAGGACGTTATTGAAACCTTAGAGAACAAAGCAACAAGTGTTAACCAGCTTAGGCAGTTTGCAGCTAACTACTTTAAGGACAAGAAAGTTGAAGATTCTGAGTGGGAAAAGCTAAAGAAGGCTGAGCTTTCAGAGTTCTTAGTTTCAAAGGTTAAAGAATTTTCTAAATAAACATCCAATATGCCATCTGCTGAACTTTCAATAAGGTATTCTAAGAACTCTTCACTGATAATGTCTCCTGAGGATTTGAAGGGCAGGTATTTATTTGGAATTCCCCTTGAAGATTCTGATGGGAATAAGATACCCGACGAGAATATAAACTTCTATATAGAGGCCGCTCAGAAGGAGGTTGAGAACTATCTTTCGATAAAGTTCAACAAGCAGGCATATAAGGAGAGTGGAGACTTTCAGTATAATAACTGGGTTGAGTGGGGTTTTATACCTACAATGTACCCAGTTCATGAACCTGTTAGTCTCCAAGGTTTTCTTAACTCATCATTGCAGATAGACTTTCCTGCTGGTTGGCTATCTCACAAAACACAATCTGCTGACAAAGACTTATATCATAGGCAGATGAGTTTAGTACCATTGACCGGAACTGTTAACTCACTAAGTAATAGTGTTGTTTATACAGGTATATCCCCACATATTGGTTACTTTGGGGGTTCTCACATACCCAACTATTGGGAAATAACATATATAACAGGTTTTGACACCCCACCAGCGGACTTAATTAATATTGTAGGCAAGCTGGCTTCAATAAACTTGTTCCACATATTAGGGGATTTAATCGTAGGTGCTGGTATAGCATCCAAATCTATAAGTGCTGATGGGTTGAGCCAGACCATTAACACTACATCTTCGGCCACCAATAGTGGTTATGGAGCTAGAGTTCTGGCATATACTAAGGAAATTGAAAAAGCCCTTGCTTTAGCTAAGGCAAGGTATACAGGGATAACATTTGCAACTGCATGACAAGGATTTCTGATAAGTTTATACGTAATTACACACCGGTTTCAGGTAAATCAGTTCTTCCTGATTTTGACCGAAGTGAGTTTGACTTTACACTTAGGGATAAAGGCTACTCTGTAATTTATGAAAAGGCTTATAGGTGTCCATGTTCTACATCAGGAAATGATCATTTAGATACTTGCAAAAATTGTGGTGGAACTGGTTGGTTCTGGGCAAATCCGGTTCAAACAAGGATGGTTTTAACATCTATAAATTCTGAAAAGAGGTATGAAGAGTATGGGAGAGATGATGTTGGTATGGTTAATGTCACATCATACGAGTTTGATAAGCTGTCTAGAATGGATAGGATTGTGGTTAATGATGCTACAACGGAGCATAACGAAGTTATTTTTCCAGTTACTTTACAGGATGGTTCTGGCATGTTCTGTTATACAAAGTACAATATCAAGTATATTGAAAGTATAATGATGTTTGATGGTGCTGAGAATAAGCTTATAAAGTGGTCTGAGTTTGACGACTATTCATTTAGGTCTAATGTATTGACAATACCAAATGTTTTTGAGGGAGATGTTTCTTTGTCAATAAGGTATGGGCATAGCCCTACATACTATATATGGGATATTGGTAGGGATTCCATGGTCACTAGACTTAGTGAGGGTGGTGCTGATACACCAATACAGATGCCTATAAATGCTGTAGCTAAAAGGGCACATTTAGTTAAAGATAGTGAGAACTTTTCAGGAGATAGGCTTTTTGACAACTCTTGGATAAAAGATAATTGTATCGTGGGTAAAATTGAAGGTATAACTGACTTTGAACGATCAATAAAATATAGGGGTGTTCAAGACATTTTTGATGCATTGACAGATGATCAGAAAAATGAAATTTCTAATCTTTTAAAGGAGAATGATTTTCCTTTTACATTACCATTTAAACTAACATAAATATGCCATCTATAACTTATGGAAATAAGTCGGATGGGGATACTTTCACATCCTCAGACGCTAATGAAATAAAGAATGTTGTTAATGCAAAAGGTGACGGTATTACAACCAGAACTTTTGTAAATACATTAACCTTCAACACAAACTTTAGGATGGTTTCCACCCAAGTTGGAGATATTAACTTTACAGTTACATCAGGTGGAAATGTGGATGGCGTTACTGGAAAGATAGTTCTTACTGGTGACAGTACTGGTACAGTAACATTTCCATCTAGCTGGGTGAGTAAGAATGGAGTTGATTTTGACAACACAAAAGTTAATATTATTGAACTTGAGTATGAGTCAAACGTTTTTTATAGCGTTTTTAATTGATTTAAAGTGATTCAAATATTTATAGACATATCATCAATGCTTGACGATGTGACCTTATCAGAGGGTCAGGTTGACAGCTTAATAAACAATACCGTAGACTCTGTTGCTCAACAGTTTTCAGAGCAGTGGAAGGATAGTGCTTTAAAGCAGTTGGGATCAACAAGTGATGTGTATATAAATAGTATTGAAGTTGACTCAAGTGGTTCTGGTAAAGCCACAGTGTCCTTAAATGGTTGGTTGCCAAATGCTATAGAGTCTGGTAATCCACCTTTCGACATGAAGTCTTCACTTTTGTCTGGGCCAAGTGCTAAGACAGGAAAAGACGGTACTAAATACAACACAGTTCCTTTTGGTTTTAAGACCCCTAACAGAGGGTCTAAGGGAGAAACTTCACTTCCAAGGTCTGTATATGATGTTGTAAGAGTTAAGCCAGCTAACATCCCCGTAGGATCTTCTGGTAAGGTAAGGTCTAGTGGACTTAGGCCGGAAGAGATACCTTCAAATTTTAGAGAGCCTAAAGCAGTATCACTCCCACCAATGAGTGGTGGTTCAAGAACTTATGAGCATAAAAGCTCAATATATGAGGGTGTGCATAAGGTTAAAGAACCAAGCTCTTCTAGAAGTGAGTACACCTCTTTTAGAAGGGTTTCTGAGAAATCTGACCCAGATAGTTTTATACACCCCGGGTTTAAGAAGTCAGACATTGGCCAAAATGTTTATGACTCCTTTGATTTGGACAAGAAAATTGGCGAGTCTGTAAATAGTTTTTTAAGTGAATTTGGGTTGATATGAACTTTGACAATAACAATTTTATAGTGCCTGATATAGTTCTATTCGAGGTTCTTAACAAATCTCTTGATTTTTTAAGGATTGATTATGAAACTTACAAAAGCACACCAGCTAGGTCTTACTTAAATCAAATATTCAAATCACTAAACCTAGGGAAGTATATAATGTTTGATGAAGCCGTTAGTTTAATATCGAACAACAAGGAGTCAACCCCATATGTGTTGAAGGTTTCAACAGCATATGATCCACAGAGTAGTTCAAGGCCTCAAATACATATTTCAATGCCTTCTGAGTCAAACTCTGGCGATGGTATTGGTATGGATGAAGGGTATCGTGAGGAATTGGTTATAGGGGATGACTCTTATAAAAGTATATATACAAGGCGTTTTGCAGCAACATACCAGCTTGTAATAACAACTGACAATAAAAACTCAGTCCTTTGCTTATATCACATAATAAGGGCTATATTGATATCATCACAAACATACCTAGAAACGATAGGTATGCAAAATATAAAATTTGGTGGGTCTGACCTGTCACTTAGACCTGACATTGCTGATAGAACCTTTATAAGGTCTCTTTCTGTCTATGTTGAGTATGACACGTCTGTTCCTGAAAAGTTTGCTTCTGCTATATGTAGAAATATACGTGTTAATTCTATTATAAAAACTGAATAAAATGGAAGATAATAAAAAAAATGAAGCTAGTGCAGTAACTAAGGGTAAAGCTGAAAAAGTTGGGACTAATCCTGCTAGCGTTTTAAAACATGACAAGTACTCTGATATAAAAGGTTTGCAGAAAAGGGATCGAAATGTTATATCTATGATGTTTCCCGACCAAGCTCATACTATTGAAGATTGGGATAAAATGCTTGCCAACATTGTCAATTTCAAATAAATTGACGAATATATTTAGTATATTTATAATCAAATAAAACAACAAAGAATTGGCAACGCAATTTATATTCAACAATAAGATACAGCAGATACCCGGAGCCTTCTCTGTGGTAAGATCTGGTATCAGGAACCCTGCTCTAGACCTTGATTTTGGCAATGTATTGATTATTGATGCAGGTGGAGGTAATGGAAATCAGTATGGTGGCGGTCGTGGCATTACATCAAACGTGGATAGCTTGTATGACCCATTTTACACATTCGACAACTCAAGGGACTTTCAAACACATGTACATGGTGGCGCTAACTATGTAATGGGTGAAATTTTATTTAACCCCGGTGGTGGTGCTGTAAATGGATCGTCTTCCGTTACATATGTAAGAGCTGCAAGCACTACAGCGCCTGTAATTAATATGAGCTTTGATGCAGGTGCTAATGGAGGATCTATAGGTATAACTTGCAACAATGAGGGTTATGTAGGTAATGGTGTTGAAGTTGATGAAACAAGGGCTGTATCTGTTTTAAGTGTAAGTAGTAGTCCAGCAACTGGCGACACTTTAAGTGTATTGTTTGATGGTGTTGTTGTAGGTACTTACACTGCTGCATCAGGTGATGATACAAATGACGCGGCTACTGGTGTGGCTGCTGCAATAAATGAGGTTGGCATACTATCAGCAACCTCCACAACCAATACAGTTAGTATAGCTGCATTACGTGGTAAAGGAGCTTCAGCGAACACTGAGACATTGACTATTGTAAATAATGGGTCTATAGCCTCAACAGCATCTGCATTTTCAGGGGGTGTTGATGGGTCTCAACTAACACGTGGCTATGCTGGTAGGCTTTTAGCCGGAACTTCGGACACATCTAAGTACTCATTGTATTTTTACAAAGGCACTTACAAAGGTAAGGATAGTAAAATATCACTAGATACTGGTGCAGATATAGGTGGTGTTTCAGAGGTTGAATCTGTACCTGAGCTTTTGGCTAAATCTCCTGAATTCTCAAACTTACAGGAAGCAATTGATTGGATGGAAACAAACCAGTCTTTCAATGATTATTTCACGCTAACCTCATCTGACATTGTAGGTACAGGTGCTTTAGTTGCAGGTGACCTTACAGCATTAGTTGGGAATAGCTTGGCTGCTGGTGGTAAAGAGGTTTACTCTGTTGCTGAGTTAGATAATGTACTAGACTCTATTGACTCTCAAGAGTATGATTTTATCATTCTAGAGGATAGTGGAGATTTAGCTAGGTCTGCTAACAATTTAAGGATTTTCTCATGGGCAACTACTGAGGCAGTAAATCCTCCAAGTTTAATTGTTGCAGGCGGTACATATTCGGTGGACTTTTCTTCTACAATTACAAATGCTGAGGCTTATAACAGTGAAAATGTAACACTTGTTCATGGTGGTGTTTTGAGATCAGATACTACAGCTCCAAAAGGCTTTAAAAGATTTAATTCATTATACCACGCCTACTCAATTTTGGGTCGTGAATCAGGCTTGGAACCTCAGGTACCTACTACATTTAAGGGTGTTGGGATTGAAGGTTTGGTTCATAAGCTTAAAAATTCAGAGATTGAGCAAGGCCTTGATTCTGGTGTTTTGATGACTAATAAGTCAGGTAGGTTCTTTGACATCGTAAAAGGTGTTAATACACTTCAAAAAAACGACTTCATTGTAAATGAAGATGGTACAACCTCCTCTAAGCAGCTTAAGAGGATTGTGAGGCAGCTAAACAAAGAGATTATAATTAACTCAAAAGAGTCTTTATTGAAAAAGCCTGATGGCACAAACAGAAACACTTTAGGTGAGGAAGATGTTGCCGCTTGGATTGAAGGTTTTTTATCCTCAAAAGTTGCAGCAATAGCTGATGACGATAACTTGATTTTATCATATCAAGACATCGCAGTTACAAGAAACCAAGATGCATATGAGATAACTTATGCTATAGTTCCTAATACTGAGATTAGCTTTTTATTCTTTACAGGATTTTTAATTGACCCAAATAACTAAAAGATATGTCAAACGTATTAACCGGTGCCCTTGCTATTATTAGAGTGAATGGCACAGCTTTAGGCAAAATGAGGAATATTCGTGTTACAGAGAACCAACGTCGGGTTAACGTCAGTGGTCTTGGCACAATATTAACACTTGAAACTCCTGTGGTGGAGTGGACTGGCTCTCTAACATGTAGTTTCTATGAGATTGATTTTCAGTCTCAGGGTGTTAAGAATGCTATCAGGAGAGATGTTCAAACATCTCAGGATTTTGAGAGAGAGATACTTCTAAATGAAGATGGAATTCAGTTAGATATTTTTAAAAGAGTCAAGGACTTTGTTGGTGACAATGGTGATACTGTTGAGAAAGCAGTTCCTTATGCAATAATTAAACGTTGCTTCCCTGACTCAGAGTCGTTCAATATAGATTCAGGTTCGGTTGCAGGTAGAGATCAATCATTTAGATACCTTGATCCAATCATATTCCCCTCCTAATCTTTGAACTGTTTTTTTTTGCCAAACAAGGGGGTTCTGTGAATCTCCTTGTTTTTTTTTAGTATTTTTATCAAAACAAACAATAAATAATTATTATGAGTAATAAAACACCAAGTCGAGATATAACAATAGAAATTGAGGGTAATGAGTACTCCATTAAGTTCCCAAACAATGGGCAGCTTCTAGACATAGAATCTAAAAAAATACTGATAAGCAATGACACAATGTCAGGGCTGCTTCATTCAACAAGCTTAACAGGACAAGCTGCATACCTTCTAGTAGAGGCTATAAGTGTGTTTTCAGTCCTATTAAAGGACGATGATAGGTTTCAAAAAGATATGAATGTTGGCTCTTTACTTGACTTAGACCTTATACAGTCAAAATCTTTAATTGATGCATACAAGGATGTTTATAGCCCTTGGATGTCTTCTTGGATGAAATACCTATATGAAGGTAAGTAGGTATGAGAGAGTCAATAGTCAGGTGGAACAACATGTTTGCGCACGACCTTTGGTTTCGGAGAAAATTCAACATACCTTTTAATTCTGAAAAACATAGGGAGATGTCTCAGATTGACATCTCTTTCATGTATTACGAAGACGTTATAATTGAGGAACAGCGCGAAAAAGACCTAGAGGATTTAAGAAGGAAAGAGAACTTTGAGAAAACTGGCAACTGGTTAAGTAATTCTGAGAACAAAAGCGCAGAAGACAATCTTTTCGACAAAATAAAATTTTAATGGCTAAAAAGAGGTTTGAGTTTGAAGGTGTAGACAACGGGTTGTCATCAATGATGAGCCGTCTGAGAGAAGATTCTAAAAAACTTGGTAGTGAACTCATCTCAGACGCTAGAAGATACAGCTCCTCCCTAAAGGAGCAGAATGACTTTATAAATGATCAAATAAGGGCTCTAGAGAAGAGGTCAAGGCTAGAAACACAACAGAATAAATACTTTGCCTCTAAAAGGCTTGAGTCTGGTGATATTAACAGATCAGAATATAGGTCTGAAATGTCTTCAATATCTGAGTCATCAAAAGAGTCAAAGCTATCAACAAACCTATTAAGAGAGGTAATTGATACAATAAAGAAAACCTCAAAGGATGAGATAGCTTCGGATCGAAATAATGTTGAGCGTGCTGTAGGTAGAGATCTTCCCCGTCTAGAAAACCAAGCCTCAAGGGGTATATATAGGGACAATGAAAGGTTCTTAAAACTTAAGGAGCAGCAAAACATCCTGTCAGATAAGGATGAGAGAAAAGGTAACAGCTTTTTTGAAAGCCTGTTACTTGCTGATATGGTTAATAGGGCTGCAAGGGTTGTTGGAGGGATACCTACATCACAAACAGGCTTAGATCTTGTATCTCCATCTGTTCAACTTGGAGGTGCTGCAATGGGTGCTGGTGCTGGTGCTGCTGTTGGTGCTTTAATACCCACAGAAAGCCTTGGAATTGTAGGTGCAAAAATAGGTGACGCTGCTGGTGAGTTCTTTGGCAAAGCTGCTGATAGAACAATAAGGCTTAGAGAGTCATTAAGTGTTGAGAGGGGCCGTCAACTTGGTATAACTGGAACCAACCAGCCAATAAATGATATATCAAGATATGGTTATGATGCAATACAGGCTAATTCAATTGCAAACCAGCTAGCTCTATCGTCTGGGTCTTCATACAGGCTTGATTCTAGAACAACCCAGTTTGCTGCATTGCAAAGGGGTTTTGGGCTTGATGAAAGCACTATAATGGGTCAGTCTTCATTATCTAGAATCGGTCAGGATTATTTCCCTGCCGCAAGGATTGGTGAACTATTCCAGCAAGCTGTTGATAACACTAACATAATTGGATCTAGTGACAGCCCTGATAACTCAAGGTTTAGGGATTTGGTTCGTAACCAAACACAGATACTTACCCAGTTTAGTCAAACATCTGAGAACCCATCCGCTATAAGGGCTAACCAGTCAATGTTTGATTTAAACATACTGGGTGGTGGTTTTAAGGTTGGTGACCCAAGGTTTATGCAAAGGTTTTCTGGAATAAATCAAAACCTTTCAAACCCAGAGTCTGACATTGCAAAAGCACAAAATTTTGCTGTTTTAAGGTCTATGAACCCTGATGCAGGTCTTTTTGATATAATGAAAAGTCAGGAGCAGGGTCTTCAAACACCGGGCTTTCTAAAGGCTGTTGTTGACAATGTTGTTTCAATGGGTGGTAGTGAAGACTTTCAAAAGCTTAGTTTAAGATCAAGGCTACCTTCACTATCACTTAGTGCAGTTGATAGGTTGTATGGAAACAGAGACCTAATAGGCAATTTTGAAGATATGGAGAGGTTGGACGGTAGTGCTGGAAGGCTTAAGGCTGTTAAGGATATTGAGGAGCGTGGTGTTGAATCAACTCAAGGGCTTCAAGTATCTTCTGCTGCTGTAACCAACGCGTTCATTGCTGGAATATCACCCGGTGTAAAGGAGGTGTCAAGGCAATACAAAACATTTATGACAAAGGCTTCTGAGGAGATTGGGAAGGTTTTTAAGGAGGTTATGGATGAAGCCCTTGACGGAATGAGAAACTCTATCAGGGATAACAATGATGAAAACTCTAAAAACAATCAAACATTACAATCATCCATACAGGCTTCTGGTCAAATGGGCGTTTTAGCACGAAAAACACTAAGTGAATAATGAAGACTTTTTTCTACATACTACCTCGCACAACAGTAGGCGAGTTCTTAGCAAGTCGTGATGAAATAAACTTGACAGCACAAGAGTTTATTGAATATGAGAATAACTTTGGACAGCTTTCTAAAACATACACAACAAGCGAGTTTAGAGAGAATAACTCTTTTAGGGATAGTGGTGATTATGGTAGTATTTTAATAAAAACAGGGTCTTACTTATCCATACCAAACTCACTGACAAGGCGTAACGTTCTGGTTGAGTCAACACAAGAGCCTGTAGTAACAACAGATACTAAGGCATTTATGTCTAGACAGTTGGAGAAGCTTCTTAGAGACCCAAACTATACTAAGTTTGATAAAACAGATAATTTAGGCGTTACTGTAAGTAAAAACAGTGGTATTTCCGTGTATATGTGGGTTAGGTCACTTTCAATTGATGAAGGTTCGTCAGAAGGTTCTTGGATTAACGTATCATCATTTGTAGATAACTTAACAACAAGTGTTGAGAAACTTGGAGGTTCCTTTTCAATGTCATTACCACCACTTTCTATTGGTTTGTCAGATGATGACAGGTGGTCTATAGATCAGATAAAGTCATACTCAGGAGGTTCAAATGATAATTACTCTTCAACAGTGTCCCTATCTAGGGTTGACGGTTTTGAAGGAGAGTTTGAAAGAAACCCACTGTTCTTTAACACAGTGGTTCAAAAAAATGACCTTGTTTATATAAGGTTTGAGAGGCTTACTATTGATGGCGAGGTTAACGAAGATATTTCTGAAATATCTCCGGGAGATATTGTTGGTAAAACGTATGATATGATAGCCCTTGTAGATAGTGTATCTCAATCTACAACAGCCTCTAATACAAGTGTGTCAACAAACATATCAGGAAGGGACTTGATGAAAATACTTACTGATGACTCAAGCACATTCTTTCCTAGTGCATTTGCAACAAACCTTTTTGTTAACTCAAGTGATGGTGTTTTAGCTAGAAGAAACCTTTCTGAATTGTTCTTAAGGCAGCTTAACATTGTCACCTCAAAGTCTGTTGAAACAAACCTTAAATTTATACTTAATAAGTATAGTAATATTGGGTATGTTCCTGACAGTGTATTTAATAATTATGGTGAAAGGGCGGTAAAAGAAAAGTACTCCTTTTCAAATGTTGATGGCCCTTTTGGAGATATTGACCCTTTCCTAGGTCAGGATAGGCGTGGAGTTTGGAGGATTGTTGACTTCTTATTTGAGCCTAATGCTTCAAAAAGGTCTACGGCTGACTCAGGTATAACACAGGAGGAGGGTGCTATTGTAAATACAATAAGGAAGTTTTGTCAGGAACCACTTGTTGAATTTTTTGGTGACACATATGGGGATAAGTACTACTTTACAGTTAGAAAACCTCCTTTTGACAAAAGCTCTGCCACTGGACTTATATATGACAACATTGATAATGAACTTTCAAACAGCTCTCTACCAATAAGTGATGCTGAGTCTATTGAATTAGGCAGTGTCTCTGATGAAGGGAATAGGACACCTTCACTAAGTGATTTGGTTTTAGTTGTAAATGAGGAGGATGTTTTGCAAGAGAATTTAGTGTATGATGATCGTGCATATAGTTGGTACCAGTACAACCCTCAAGGCAACTTTTTTGGAAACAGTCAAACAACAACACTAGCTTATATACCGTTGGTTGCACTTGATGAATATGCTGAGGTTTTTGGGAACAACCCATACTCTATAACATCAACATATACTCCATTTACATCTCTAGAACAAGAGGGTGAGGAGCTTAGTCAAAACTCAGTTGAATCACAGGCATTCTTAGACCTTAAATACATAATAGAATCGACTCAGGCGCTTCCTTTCACCCGAACTGGTACTATCACTATAAATGGAGATAGAACGTTCAAGAGAGGGCTTTATATTCATTATAAACCAACCAATGAGGTGTTCTATGTAAACAAAGTTCTCAATTCTAGGTACCAGAACACTCAAGGTAATGACAGAACCACTACTCTATCAGTCTCTAGGGGTATGAGAGAGCCTTACATTAGAGGTGTTGAGATAGATATAAATGGGTCAACCCAAAGTGTTAGCTACTTTAATTTGGTAAATACTGACCTTGGTGAGAATATAAGTATAAACAACAACGATTTTTTAAAAAATTGGAGGGTTAACAGCGATATATTTAATTTCTTTTTACAAAGACGACAATGGCAATAGGAAAAACATCAGGTTTCAGGAATACATCCACATTGTGGAGGGTTTACTTACCAGTTGATATAGACAGGAGTCTTTATATAAAAAGCTGTTATAACACCTCTACAGTATCACTTATAAATGACAACTCTGAGATATACTCAGGAGTTCCTGTTGGTAAGACCTGCATTCAGTATATAGAGTTTCCTGAGGACAGTGACCAGCTTGGTTCTCATGTTATGTGCATAACAGAGCCTAGGTCTAATAAACCTTTTGTTATAGAGGTATTTAACTCTAGTGATGAGTATGATTTTGTAGAAGAAAACCAGCACTTTATACAGCAAAAAACCAGCTCAGGGTCTGCCAACATTTCTGTTGATGGTTTAAATGGGCTGGTTTCAATATCCTCAAACAGCAATGTTTCAGACAGTGGTGTTACTGTATCCTCACACAGCGAGTCTGGTGATTCTTCTATCTCACTAGAGAGTGATATTGTTAGTGTAAAAAGCTCTACAGAGTTTAGTGTAGAAAGTGAAAATAAAATTTCATTAAAGGTTTCTGACAACCAAGAGGATGAATTGTTTGGTGAGATATCTTATGAATTGGGTTCTGGGTTAACATACGTTGATGAATTTGACAACTCTATAACAATAGATGATAACGGGCTCAAGGCTATATCTAAAAAAATAATGCTTGGTGAGGGATCTGAACCAATCCTTTTAGGTCAGAAAACGGTTGATTTGGTTGGTGATCTAATTACTGAAATAGCTTCAAGCATGGTTATTACATCAACAGGTAATCAACCGCTTATAAACTCTCAAAAAATACTAGCTTTTAAGTCAAAGCTAGATGAATTAAAAAGCAACTTATCATTTACTGATTAATAATGAAGTACTGTGAGGTAAGCCCTAGGGCTTGTAAGTGTAATGGGAATAAATGTTTAAACTTTAGTAAAAATGGCAATACAAAGAGGGGTAATAAAAGCTCAGATAGCTTCAATGATAGAAAGAAACAAGGCAAATAATGCAGAGGATGGTGAAGAGTTTTTTGCAGAAGAACTCACAAATATTGTGGTAGATGCAATATTATCAATAACCATAACAATACCTCCAAGTGCTATAGTTACGGTTGGAAGCCCTTCAACACAATCAAATGTAGCACCTGTTGTTTTAACCAATACAGTGACCTAAAAAAAATAGTATATTTACCAAGCTATGGCAGTACAAGATATAAAGAATAGATTTAATGAGAGGTTGGGTGACTTAGGGTCTGCTGCAATGCACGCCCTGTTCCCAAATGACTTTGAGTATTATTTGTTTGCGTTAGAGCTGGTGAACTCTGCTGGTGACAGTGTTGAGTACTTCACTTTTCCAGTAACACCACAATCAGTGGAGGAGGTTAAGAGGGAGATTACAAATGTTAGAAAATCAATGGGTGGTGTTAACGTTATAAAGAACCCATCGTTTGTCCCTAGGGAAATTAATATAATAGGTGACTTTGGCCGGGTGTTTAAGGTTGTTATAAATAGCCAGCGTGTTGAGTTCTCAGGGCTTAGATTCTCAACAAACAATGGTTTTTTTAAGAAACCTAACCCCGGTCAAATAAGCAGACCAACACCTGTATTTTCATCATTTGCAAAAACAGGTTATGGGTGTGTTAAAATTATTGAGGCTATTCGGGAGAAGTCAAAGCAGCTTGATGAGTTCAACAAGCCATATGGTCTATACTGTTACAACCCTATCTTAGGTAATAATTACCAAGTTGAGTTTGTATCAATGACACACAGGCAGGATAAGGAGTCAAACAACATGATTCCACGATACAACATACAGCTAATTGCAACAGCGCCCCTTGAGTCCCTTCTTTCTAGCAGAAAAAATATAGCTTCTGCAATAAGGAATTTGTCATTTGCAAATATTCAAAAAACAGCAAACAGGCTTTCTTCTAGGATCAGAAGGTCTATAAATATATAGGTATGGAGTCAGTGTCACAGGAAGTAATCGATAGATTTTTCAAACTAACAAGGTTTGATATACAAACATTTTTTGATGATTATGTAAGTTTTATTGAAACTGACTACATAAATATAGTCTCTTTCTTTCAGGGTAGATCTTTAAATCCTAATGCATCATCCTTTGGTAATCTTGAAGATTTAACAAAAAGGCAAAAGCAAATAATTGATCTTTTTGTATTAAACGCATCTTCATTCAATACATATGAGTATTGGATACTTTTAGAGGCTGTTGAGGATGTAGGTTCACAGCTAGATACCACAAACAACTTGAATAAGTGGTTAAGGTCTTCATCTACTAAATCAGGTGGTGGTTTTGTTAGGAAGGTAGAGGTTGACTATTCTGCAAAACAAGGTGAGGATCTAGAGGAGATTAGTAGGAACGTATCCCTTTCAACAGACCCTGATTCATGGGTTGACATAGCTATTAACAACGGGCTTGATGAGGAGGATTATTCACTTGATGGTGGTTACTTGATAAAGCTAAATTTTCAGAACCAAGACAATATACAGATACAATCTGTCGTATCTCCAATATCCTCTATCTCAGACTCAAGAGGACTTGATTTTGATAGGAAAATAAGCTTTGTTGATAATAACTTAAAATATTTGACAGGTAAGGAGACAATAGTTCAATCATCAGAGATACTTCTTTCATTGGAGCGTGGAGACAACCCTGCTTTTCCTAATGATGGGATTGACACAAGAAATATTGTTGGAAATAGCTTGGCTGCTGTTGTTTATCCATCTATAGTTCGTCAGGTTTCTGACTTATTCTCTAAAGATGACACATTTTCATCAATAGCGGTCACTGATATCTCAAAAGAACAAGATGCATTGTTCATAGATGTTGATATAAAATCAGTTGCAGGTGATTTGGTGCAAAAAAAGATTAGGATATGATGTTTCAATACATGGATCGTGAAGAGTATACACGATGTATAGCCTTTACAAATCAAGATGAAGCTTTGGAGTATATAAAAGAAGGGGTTGATTCTGGGTTATTTGAAGAATCAGATATAATATTCAAAGGAAATCCATATTATATACACCCAAACTTTTTAAGAACAATATATCTTCGTATATTTGCATCTGACAAAAACGTGTTCTTTAAGGATTATGTAACAGGTGGTGATATAAACTACAACCCCACACTAGATACAAGGTTTAGAGGGGGTGTTTCTTTTCAAAATAATTATTGGTTGACATTTACATCACTTCATTACAGCCTTAATAGGCCAGAAATTATTGTTATAATAAAAAAAACAGAATGGGATCAGGAATAGTTAGACTTACAACAGAGAGTGAACTTAGAAGCGTTCAAACAGAGGCTTTTATTAACAACACAGGTGAGGTTAATAAAATATCTGATAACTCTGCATTGTCAGGAATTGTTATTGGGAACAGTAAGGTTGCTAAGAAAGCTATTAAGGATATTGCACTTGCAGTTTCTAGAATGTTTCCTGACTCTGCTACAGGCTCAGATTTAGATGATATAGCTTTAGAACGTGGTATAGCTGCAAGGTTCTCTTCAAGTCAGTCAACAACCTATGTTAGGGTTGTTGCAAGTACTGGCACATCATATACACAGGGCACTCACACATTTAGTGGCCCTAACGGTGTTGTTTTTGATTTACAGGAAAGCTTAACCGTAGGAGATGATGGTTATGGGTATGTTAAGATTAGAAGTCAGGAGTCTGGATCTGTAACCAATGCAGACCCTTACACTATAAATAAAGTTTCACCAATACCCTCGGGACACATTGGTGTAATAAACGAATATGCCTCAAAAGGGGGTAGGGACTCTGAGCAAGATGATGTCTTTAGAGCAAGAATTAAATCTGGGCCCAACATATTATCAAGAGGTACTTTAGAGTACATAAACCAAGCCTTTATGTCGGTTAACACTGATGTTTTGAGAACAGTTTATGAGGGTGTTGATAGTGATGGTAAGGTTGTTCTTGGAGTTCTTACACAAAATGGTATTGACTTGACAGATACTGAGCTTACAGCACTTCTTGAGGGGTCTAGCAGGTACCTGTCATTAAATGAATTAAATCCAATTGGAACCACATCATTTGGCCTTAAAATTAAGAATGTGACATATCAGGCAATTGATGTTGAGTTTAGGGTTGATCTTCTTGATATTTCAGATCTTCCAGAAATTTCTGCTGATATACAAGCTAAGTTTTCAAAAAATGTTGACTTTAGGTTTTGGGACTCCTCTAAAGATACTATTGACTGGGAGGATTTGTTGTTTATAGCCCAGAATTCTGATGGTGTTAGGTCACTTCCAGACAGGTCTTTTGAACCTAGCTCAGATATAACCCTTCCAAACAATGTATTCCCTAAATTTAGGGGGTTTATAGTTCGTGACTTAGATGGAAATATAATTGAAGATCAGTCAGGTAATATAAATCCTGTGTTTTACCCAAACGACCCTGACGAATCATTTCAGCAAACAGTTTTATCTTAAGATATGGCAGTAACTACAATTTCGTATGAAACAACCCCCTCTGGCGGTGCAGTTAAGGTTGACACTACAGATGAGTACTCAGCACTTGTTTTTGTAGCACTATCTTCTTTTTCAGATAGTAGTGTGGATGGTGCTGGTGAAAACTTCAATAAACAGTATTCTATTGGCAGCTCTGACGGTACTGTATTTGGTGACTGGACTGATTACACAACAGAAAATATTCGTAACTTTGAGGCTAGTAACTTAACGGAGTTTCATGTTAGGTGGCGCTTTCTTTTAGATGGTGCCGACCCTGTTAGTCCGGGTGTTGGTGAGGAGGTTTTAGTATCATCACTGGACAGTGTAGGTAACACACAATCCTTTAACAGAAGTGCATTTTCAACATACTTCAATGCAGGTGATGTTAGGTGTATGAACTGGTGCATAAACGTTTTAGAAAAAGTTTATGAGGAAGGGATTGTACCTAATTATATGGAAAGGCGTGAGGGCTCTGTAACCCTAGACATAGACTATATAGAATATTGGAAGTCAGTTACTATTTTCTTCTCATACCTAGTCGTTATTGCTAGAACTGTTGAGGGTTACTTAGATGATGTTGAAGTGGCTAAAGAGTACCTTACCCAGTTTGGTGTTCAGCTATGTGGTGGTGAATCACTCTTTGAACTTCAAACAATTGCTAGATCTATCTTTAAGAACTTTAGGGAGAGAGGTACTATAGAGTCATTTAAAAAATCCTCAGAAAGGGATTTTATAGTCCATGGAGAAGTTCTTAGGATGATTTGTTTTGATGATGACGACGACGACTTTTTTAAGGTAAGTGTTAATAGACCCTATGATATTGGGTGGTCTTTAAACAACTCATCACCTCTTTATACAGGTACGCGTGGTGTTCTTCCTTTAAACTTAGGATATGATGATACTATAGGTATTGATGAAATAACAAATTACCCCATAAATTTTCAAAACGCAACAGGTGTTAGTGCAGTTGTTGATGCAAATACTTTTGATGGTTCTCAAAATGTTTTCGAAGTAACTCCCGGAACTGGTCAGGGTGGTGTTGGATCACCTTTTTATGGTCAGGCCAACAACTTTGCAATAACAATAAATCCAAACATATCATATGAGATAACAGCTAAGGTTAAGCAGAACTCAAACAATAGGAACGGGTTAACTTTTGGGTGTCATGCACTTGTGTCAGGCTCAACTTCAATAACAAACAATGCACTTGGGGATGTCTCAAATTCAGATACGCCATCAGACTTCTTCTTTCAACAAGCAGCCCTTCCAATTGAGGATCAGTATTACTTGTTTAGTGGTATTATTTTTGCGTATGGAACCACAATAACAGATGCAACACATGCTATATCAGGTATTGGTCAGAACCACTTAAGGTTTCTTAATCAAGATGTTATAAAAATACTGCCTTTCTTTTACACAGATCCTGATGGAGCAACTGACTATACACTAAGCATATATGACATAAAAGTTAAGCCACTGTCTCTTGGATACTCTAAGTCTTTCTTAAATCAAAGTAATTTTATAGACATTGTATGTACAAATAACAATTCATCGCTTTCAAATGATGATGTAGACCGTAAGTTGAGGGGTAGTTTCATCCCATACAACACATCTTTTAAAACTTCATATTTACAATAAAAAAAATGTCAAAACTAATATTAAAATCAAACCTGATGATTGGTAGTCAGGAACTAGGTAGGTTTCAAAAATTCATGCAGGAGGATGGGTATAAGAGACACATAATTGAGACAACATCTAACTTTGGACTCATTAAAAATGATAGTGGCGACTGGTTGAATGGTAAAATAACTCAAGGAAGTGTTTCAGGTACAATAGATATTGGTGAAGTAAGCGCGATAGATCAGAATGGAGACTTCATAACTAAGGGCGCTCAGACAAACGTGGCTGTAATACAGGACGATCAATGGAGGTGGGTTGCTGTTTCTTATGCAACCACTAAAAATGAAGAAGGAACCATATCGGTAGGGTCTAATGGAGCTATTACGGGTGTTGGTACTAAGTTCACTGAGGTTCTTAGAGGACAGCCAAATATTGCTTCATCAATAAAGATTACAACATCAACAACTTCAAACACTAGTGTTTATGAGGTTTTAGAAGTTATATCTGATACAGAGGCTGTTCTTCAAGGTACATTTACAAACGAGTCAGACCTTAACTGGGCAGTGGTTGGCTCGTTTGACCCCGGGGTATCTCCAACATTAGAAGCGGACTACCCTTTTGAATATGACAGTGCTAGTATTGAGTACTTTTTAATGGTTCCTCAGACTGAACCACCAACACTTCCTTTCTTTTTAATTGAAGGTGAACAATTTTTACTTGGAAGGGTTCGTGGTAGAGCTGGTACTGTAGAAATTGAGGATTGGAGGCAAAACTATGTCTACAAAAGTAAGGATGAGTCACTAACAAATACTGTTGGATTTAGCGCCAACCCGTTGATAGCTGTTGAATCAGTAAAATTTAAGCCTAATAATTCATCCTTAATGGACAATATTGTTCAGGTTGGATGGGGTATGAGGTCTTCAAACTATACAATAGACGGTAACTCAAACACTTTAACTATAAATTCAGGAGAAGGTGGTGTTTTTAAATCAACTGCTGACTTTACAAATGGTGATTTTGATGGTTGGAGGGTTTACAGTGCTTTTCAGGAGGAGTATTCAACAGTTGTTACTAGTAGCCGTACAACTACACAGATAAATCTTTTGCTTGACACCATTAATGGGTCTGAATTTGGTGGTGAAATATCAGTAGTTCCACCTTCAAACAACATAACCATAACATCAACAGCATTTGATAATGATGGAATATCAGTGCAGCTAGATAGCTCATCAAATAGGGTTGATACTTTCTTAATGAGAGATGGAGTTGGATACATTGAACTTCCTGTTTTTAACGACCCAAGTGTTTACCAACTTTCTTATGGGTACTCTACAGGGTCATCTGGAATAAATCTTTCAAACTTCCCTGACGACACTGTTGGTTATTATGACGAGTCTTCTTTCCAAGAAAATGGTAGTTTAAACTCAAATCCTGTTGACAGGACACGAGTTCCAAACACAACTGGCAGGGTTACGCTACAGCTAAGTAATAACTCTTATTCAAACTTTAAGAGTAGAGTTGATCCCGGAGATGCTTTTGGGGCTGAGGTTTTGGAACTTGATAATGCATCTCCAATAGTTGAGGTTGAAACTGGTGATGACTTGCAGTATCAGTTAGTGGATGCAGGGATAACCCTTACAATAGACCATTTTATCAGCCTAGAGACTGTTAATGCAAGTAATGGAAACAGGTTTTTGTTTAGGATAAACAAAGGTGATGGTACTCTTGATAGAGGTTCTTTTTCTTTGAAGTTTGTCCAAGATTATGTTGACTTGGTTGATACAGGTACCGAATTACTTGATATTGATGACACCTATGAGGTGTATATAAATGACTCCAATAGTGGTAATCTATTGATAGAGTTTATATTTGATGGAACTAATTGGCTACCACAATCTTACGTTTCTGCATATACAGCCCCTAGAAGGGATGGAGGGGTTACTTTAACCGGTGTTCAAGATTATAGCACTGCTTTTGATTTGTCAGATGAAGGTAATACTGCTTTGACTCACAAAGGATATGTTGATAGTGGACTTACAAGCAAACTTGATAGCTCTAAAATTGATTTAGCCACTGGCAGTAATAATATTAGGTTTAAAACTATTGACATTGGTGCTTGGAATATGGATACTACTGCTGCTGTAGGTATAGCACATGGTTTAGGGTCTAACTGGTTAAATGTGGCTTCAATAAACGCAATGATATATGGTGAAGATGAAGGCCCGGGTCAGATTGTAAGACCACTCGTTGGAGCTGAGTCAAATACGGATGGTGACAGCTCAGGAACTATTACTTTAAACTCGCTTAACATAACACTACTTAGGCTTGATGGTGGTATTTTTGATAATGCTCTTTTCAATGATACCTCTATAAACAGAGGAAAAATTATTATAACATATACAGTCTAACATAAACCAATATTTAACAACAAATAAAGTGATAAACTTATTATTTTCAGTCTTAGTAGCTTCATCAATGATTGGTGACACTACTAAAAACAGTGAAATGTTCTACATTTACACTCATACGAATGAGATCCTTCTATCTTATGATAAGTCTAGGATTGATCTTTATGTAGGCGGCTTGATATACAATGAACATAGGGAACTGCCTGCTTCAACATTGGTAATCCCTGTTGTTGACCTTCATTTAAGAAATGGGTCGATAATTGGGCATGGCTCTGTTATGAAAGCAACACCTTTTGTTAAGGTTTGTAGTAAGAAAACAGCACTTTCAAACTGGAAAGAGGGTGGTGTTAGGTTTATAACATGCAAGTCAAGTATTTTAGATAGTGTTATGTTACTTGATGTTGAGAAGGCAGATATGTCTGTTGTTATAATGGGGTTTGATGAGTCTAGAAAAATGCTTTTTACAATAAAAAAGTATTACAAGGATGTAACTAAAACATTTATAGACACACAAACCCAGTTTTTAAATGGAAAAAAACCAAGACTTAGATGATAGAAGTTTACTATACTAACTCTAGTAGTTTTAATTCTGAACAGGATGACCCCACCAAATCTCTTGGTGGGTTTATTTCCTGCTCAAGGGTAGCGAATGGTAGCCTTGACAATGTTTTTGGGCCCTTAACAAGCTATAGTTCCTCTGAAAGTCAGGAGGAATATAGGGCAATTGCTGTCAAGAATGTCTCAGGATTCACACTTACTTCCTTGAAGGTCTGGGTTTCTTATGCTAATGATGGTGGCTCACCAGTGTCAGAAAACACTAATACATCCATAATTGATATAGGTTTTCAAGAGCCTGTTGTTGATGACTGTAGCAATCTTAAGACAGAGCTTCTACCTAACAGATTTTCAAGGCCATTTTTAGTACAGTTTGAAGGTGCTGAGAATGAAGTGAATGCATTGAGTCTACCAAATCTTTCAAACGACAGCTACATAGTTATTTACCTTAAAAGGTCTGCTTTAGAGTCTTCTAAAACACCCACATCAACTGATGAGTGCATTAGTATATTGAATGGAGAGACAGAAAAGATAATGTCAGAAGACATTTCTTTGTTTTTAGGTTGGGTTTGATGTTTTTTATTCGTACCTTTGTGGTATGGATAAAAAAGAAATAGTTCAGAAGCTGTACACCCTATTTCAAAGTAGGGTGTACAGTGGAAGTAGGATAGAGAAAATTAAAGACACCTCATTAAACAAGTTCTTATCATCCTTAGATAAGAAGTATGGATATGGATCTGTAGGCGTAAACTTCTTGCTTGATTACTTTTCATTCCAATACAATTATTGGAGCCAGCTAGATCCTGAGAGAAACCCCAACTCTAGTTGGATTATTGGTAATAAAGCTATAAAAAGGTGGTTTGACAAGCCTGATAACTACTCTTATTTCTCAGGTCTTTTAAGGAGAAAATACAGGATATCAATAGACCATGTTATTGAACATCATAGTGGGTCTAACCAGAATACAGACTTAGATGACACCTTTAGAAAAAGATGTTCTGACCCTAATTACCAGCTTTTACACTGTTCAATCTTGGGTTTGAGTTACAGCTTTAGAAGTTCAACATGTATAACATGCTCTCACAGAAAAAAATGTAAGGAATCTTAAAAAATAAATTTATGAATGAAAATCTTCTTTATGAAATACTAAAGGGGTGTTTTACTGGTAATTCTTTCTTAGAAACCATAAAACCACATCTTAAATACTCATTTTTACCAACAGAGCCTTATAAAAAAATATTTAAGGCTCTTTTTGACTACCATACTATAAATGGAAGACCTCCAACTATTGGAATTATATCACAAGACCTTGAGAATGACTCTGATGTTAATTCAATACTTAGCAGGGTAAAGAACATTGACCTTGGAGGTAGAAAAGACCTTGTAGCATTTAAGTTTGAGGAGTTTATAAAGCACTCAAGCTTTCAGGATATGTTTTACAGGGCTAAAGACTTGTTTTCAGAGGGTAAGAAGGAGCAGGCTATATCTCTTGTTGCTAAAGAATCTGAGCAGATAAATAGATTCTCAATGGCTTCAAAGGTTCACGGAGAGCTGTATGGCGGTTTTATGTCTAGGCATAAGGATAGGCAAGGAGAGGATCAAAATGTTAGAAAGATACCTACTGGAATACCTCAGTTTGACTATCATACACGTGGTGGATTGGAGTTTGGCACATCACTACTGGTTACAGCTAGGTCTGGTATAGGAAAATCCTTTCTTTTAAGATTTCTAGCATTTCAAGCTTCTATACGGGGCTTTAATGTTGTCCACTTCCAAGCTGAGGGTACAGAAAAAGAGTGTTACAACTACTATGATTCAATGTGGACTGGAATACCTATAGAGAAGTTAAAGATTGGTGAGTTAGGAGACCTTTCACCAGATAAGATGATTGAAAAGGTTAAAAAATTTAAGGGTCAGTGTGGTAGAATATTTGTCATTGCCTTTGAGCAATTTGATAGTGTGGACGCAAAACAATGCAGGGATAAGGTTGCTGAGTTAATGGGTATTTGTGATATACATATGGCGGTGTTCGATTATGTCGATAAAATACACCCCGGAGATGGTATACGTTATGGAGCTAATAATGAAAAGCAAAGAAAGAAAGCATCTTCCGATAAACTGGTTAACATAAGTACAGAATTTAATATTGTTGTTGCAACTGCAACACAGTGTGATAATGTACCTAAAGACCTGTGGAACGATCCTACAAAAGTTATTGACAGGAGTAACATATCAAATGACAAGGAGACAATTCAACCATATGCATACCACCTAACACTTAACCAGACGATTGATGAGAAGGACTCAGGAGTAATTAGGATACATGAGGATAAAATAAGGCATAACGATGTGCCTTCATGGGAGAGTACATATAAGGTTCAAGGAGATAGGGGTCGTGGCATGTTTCTATCGATAAAGGAGACTAACAATAAATTTTGGGATAAAGAAAACAAGAAAATAAAAAACCATGCACCTGTCAAGAAAAGTACTTGAATCACTTCTTGAGAAGCCAAGGCTATCCCCGGGAGGTAATGATTTATATGCAATATGTCCTTATTGTGGTAAGGATGAGTTTGGGATATCTCTTAAGAAAAACCACAAGTTCAACTGCTTTAGAAAGAAACACTGTGGAGAGCCCGGATCTATATTTAAACTACTAAAACATTTAGGTAGAGAAGACCTTCTTGAAAACATTCACCAGATAGACCTCTCAAAGGGTCTAGACTTTGATCTAGTGGACGAATTTGTTAATGATGAGGTGTTGGAGCCAATTGAAGTTCCAAGGCTTTACAGGCGCTTATATAAAGATAGTTATCTAGAGAGTAGGGGTCTTACCAAGGAGGATTTTGAAAAGTATAACATTGGTTATGAAATAAACAGGAAGGACTTTGTTATATTTCTAGTTTATCACAATAAAGAGGTTGTTGGATTGGTAAAACGTTGCAAAAGTAAAAAAATTTACCTAAATTTGGGAAACTTATCCTATACGTTCTTTGGGGTTGATGATTTGTCAGATAGCGTTGATACTGTAATTCTTGTTGAAGGGATATTTGATAAGTTAAGCATAGACAGGTCTCTTTTACTAAACAACAATGAGAATGTAAAGTGCCTAGCCACTTTTGGTGCAAAGCTATCTGACTCACAAATTAGGATACTAAAGGAAAATAGTATAAAGAACTTATACTTCATGTTTGAAGCTGATGTTCTTAAGAAAGTTAAGTCTGCATCAATGAAGGTGGACTCATTGTTTGAAAAGGTTAGAGTTGCTTATTTGCCGTCAGAAGACCCTGACGATATGACAAGAGCTCAGGTTATTGATAAGTTAAATAACTCAAAACCACCTTTTAATTTCTATTACGACTACATTTAAATTAACAAAATAATGATTGAGAAGAAAAAAATAAGTACGTTTGAATTATTGTGTGACCTACAGGAAGAGTACATTCAAACCCTGATTAGGATTAAGGTGTACCCTAGAAAAAAAGATAAGGTTTTTTTTAAAGAGCTTTTAGCTAAGAAGGAGTCTAAGATTGACAGCATATCAAAAAGAAACAGAATCAACACCCTTTTAGACAGCTCAGAAGAAAAATCTTTTTGGTGGGGTAAGGTTCTTCAAGATTTTGGAATGCCAAACTTTAACTATACAAACAAGTATGATATGCCAAGCTATTTTGGTAAGGAGATACGTGGAACACCTATGATAGGTACTACTGTTTTAGTTGAGTCAGATCTTTTTAGCTCTGAAAGAACACTTGCCATTGTTGACTCAGTTGACCATGATAAAGGTGTTGTTGTTGTTAAAAGCAACCCACTACCTGTATGTGAATATAATTTAGGCTACCCTATACCTAAAGAAAGTGTTAGGCCACTTACTCAGGAGGAGAATGACATACACTTCTTTCACTACCATAACAGTGAGATGTTTTTGAAAGGTGGTGGGTTGTCTTTGAAAAGAGTTGTTTCTAAAGGTCTTGATGTCAGCAATGATTTTGATACAGTTAGGGTTGTTGATGATAAAGGTCATAAATCTTTAGTGAAAATATCTGATAGGGTTCTTAAAAGAGTAGTTTAATGAACGACTTACTTAAATGGTTTGTAGATAACGACCTAAATGTATCAAGCTCTGGTATAAAAAACACTATTATTATTGGTGACAAGAAATATCTTGTTATGAGTAATAGGAGCAAGGTATTAAAATACTCTTCAAAGAATAAGGCTGCAAAGCTTAATTTAAATAGCTCTGAGGTTGATATATTTGGGTCAGGAGATGTTGATTTTATAATATTCAAGATGGGTAGTCGTTTTTTTTACACAGACTGCTCAGAGAATGTTTCTTTTAACCAGTTAAGGTATCTAGGTTCTTGCTCAACAAAACACCAGTTCGCAGTGCCAAACTTAGGCATTCGTGGTAACTTTGAATTATGTAACGGATCTGGTTCATATAAGGACTGGTGTGCAAAGGCTAAATTTCTTGGACTACCAGCTATTGGTATTTGTGAGAAAAATACACTTGCAGGTGTTCTTGAATTTCAAAAAAACTGTCATAGGTATGGTTTGAAGCCTATTTTAGGTGAAACAGTGTCAGTTTCAAGTGATAAAGATATATACGAAGTTTCGTTGTATGTTTCAAACGAAGAGGGTTGGCGTAACATACTAAGGATAAATAAGGAGATAAATGTTACAAATGTTGATAACAGAGTTGTTTCTGAAAAAAACCTTATAAAAAACAGTGGTGGGCTTTACTGCATGATATCATCTTCAACACCCCTTTCTAGGGATATGGTATCAATTTATAAAAATTCTAACTTTATTGAAACTTATTATCAGTTTGATTTGTCAAAGTATTCATCACCATATAGGGATTCTGAGATACTATCAAACATTGAAAGTTATTACAAAAACTATTCAAATGATTTAGGTGCTTTAATTGTTAATTATTCATTTTACCTAGAGAAGGAATACTCTCACATAAGGCATAAATTGAATAAGATTTACAAAACTTTTGAATACCAAACAGAGGATTCTTATTTTAAGACCCCTACTGAGGCAATGTCTTCAATAAAGTCTGTTTTTAAAGAAGACTCTGATTACAAAAAGTTTTTAATTAAATCACTTACAAACACCATTGAGGTTGAAAAAGGGTGTAATTTTACAATTGAGACCTCAACTTTTAAGCTTCCAGAGTATAAGATGACTGCTGAGGAGGTTGAAAAATACAGCAACCCTGAGTTAATGATCAGGTCATTAATAAAAGAGGGTTTAAAGAAAAAAATACTGGATTTAGGGAACTTTTTTGGTAAAAGTGAATCCGATTACTTAGACAGGGTTGAGAGTGAGCTTAAGGTTATAAAAAAAGGTGGTTTTATAGACTACTTCTTAATACTTTGGGATATATGCATGTATGCAGATAGAAATGGAATCCTTAGGGGTATTGGTAGAGGTAGTGCTGGTGGGTCTCTTGTAGCCTACTTACTAGACCTTACAAGAGTTAACCCTATGCAGTACAACCTTATATTTGAAAGGTTTTTGAATGAGGGTCGTATTGGTGGGTCTTTACCTGATATAGATACTGATTTTGCAGGAGAAAGGCGTGGTGAGGTTAAGAGATATATGGAAGATAAATATGGAAAACATAATGTTTGCTCTATAGGGACTTATGGAACTTTTAAGCCAAGGCAAGCACTCAGTGATTTGTGTAGGCTTGATAAGGTTCCAACACAAACAGCTCAGTATTTTTCTTCACTAATATCCCCTAACTCCTCTAGTTATGGAGATATCTTCAATGATGCTGTTTCAAAAGAACCTTTAAAGAAGTTTGTTAATGAAAAGTTTGATCTTATTGAGGATATAATGATAATTGACGGACAGTGTAAAAACCAATCTGTTCATGCTGCTGGGGTGATAATTACACCAGAAGTTGACGCTTCTGGAAACCCAATGCAGATTTATGATTGGATGCCTGTTAAAAGCATGGATGGGGTTCTTGTAAGTGAGTGGGAGAAGGATTTGCTTGAGGATGCTGGGTACCTTAAAGAAGATATCCTTGGTATTAAGCAGCTTGATAAGTTTGATCTAATATTTAAGTTGATAGAATCTCGTGGTGGGAAAGCGCCTGACTTTGAAACTATTGATTATAATGACCCAGAAGTTCTAAAGATGTTTGGCCAAGGGTATAATCAAGACCTATTTCATTTTGGATCTAAGGGGCTGTCTAAGTACTCAATGCAAGTAGATCCTGACAGCTTTGAAGATCTTATATCTATAATATCTTTATACCGTCCCGGTGTTATGAAGTCAGGCTCTCATGAGAAATTTATACAGCTTAAAAGAGGTGAGATTGAGCCTGAGTATGACTTTGGAATGGAGGAGATAACAAAGTCAACACTTTCATTAGTTGTCTATCAAGAGCAGATTATGATGGCCGTACAATCATTAGGGTCAATGTCTTTGGTAGATGCTGATAATGTAAGGAAAGCCATGGGTAAGAAAGATATGAATAAGATGGAGGGGTATAAGAAAGTGTTCATTGACAGTGCAGTTTCTAAAGGTTGTGATGAATTTGAAGCTGAGTCTATATGGAATAAGCTTGCAAGGTTTGCAGAGTACGGGTTTAACCGAAGTCATGCTGCTGCTTATGCAATGACAGGCTATTTCTGCCAGTATTTAAAAAAATACCACACAATGGAGTACTGGGCTGTATCTTTGTCCTACTCAAAGTCAGATGAGGTTGTCTATAGGGTCGGAGAAATACAAGAATCTGACAATGGTATTAATGTGTTGGGCCCAGACATTAACAAATCAGGGTCTAATTTTGAAGCTGACTTTAAGTCAAACAATATTTACTGGTCTATAAAGTCAATAGATCAAATAGGCCCTATTGCTATGGAGGCTATAATTAATTGCAGGGATGAGGGTGGTAGTTTTTATTCCTTTGAGGAGTTTTACAAAAGAATAGATAAGTCAGTTGTTAATAAAAGGGTGATATCAAACATGATAATCTGTGGGTGCTTTGACTCATTGTTTGATATAAGCCAAGAAGATATTCATAAAAGAGTGATTATATTTAAGGAGCTTCAAAGGATATCAGGCAACTATGAAATTCCAGACATAAAGACTAAGCAAGATTTCCTACTTGCTCAGAAAAGTCTCTGTGGATATGGCTTCTTAGATTTCTTGGAGATAACGGCTAAGTCAGGCATACCTAATGGTGTTGAAAAGTACACTGACCCTATTGGTATATTGATGGAGGACAATGTTGGCTGCCATGTTGTTTGTACAGGAATAGTTCATGATATTTTTGTTAAAAAATCAGTAAGGGGTGATTTTGCAAAAGTTATGATTGACAACAACAACCAAATTATTGAGGTAACATTGTGGAGTGATTCATGGAAAATATTTGGAAGTGAAGTAGGGTCTTCAAAGGGTAAAATAGTATCCTTTTCAGGAAACATTGTATATGACACTTTCTCAGCATCAAACACTGTAACTATTAATGATACAGACAGCTTGGTGGTAATAGATAAATTTAACTAATTAAAACTATATAATATAAATGGACTTAAGTCAAAAAATTCTATCTGATATAACTACATACATGAAGTACTCTAAGTACAGGAGAGACCTGAGCAGGAGAGAAGACTGGAATGAGCTTGTAACAAGAAATAAGCAGATGCACATTAAAAAGTTTCCCCTTCTAGCTAGTGAAATAGAAGAAGCTTACTCTTTTGTTTATTCCAAAAAAATACTCCCATCAATGAGGAGTATGCAATTTGGTGGAGCTCCTATTGAAATGAACCCTTCACGTGTTTTTAATTGTGCTTACATGCCAATCGATGACTATAGGGCTTTCAGTGAATCAATGTTCCTCCTGCTAGGGGGCACTGGTGTTGGGTTTAGTGTTCAAAACCGTCATGTATCTAAATTACCAACTATATCAGCACCTTCTGGTACCTCTAGAAGGTTTCTAGTCCCTGATTCTATAGAGGGGTGGTCTGACGCTATAAAGATGCTAATGAAGTCTTATTTCTTTGATGGTGGTTTCATTAATTTTGACTTTTCAGATATAAGAGAAAAAGGTTCTGAGCTTGTTAAGTCAGGCGGTAAAGCACCCGGGCCAAAACCACTCTCAGACTGTATTGACATGATACGTGGTGTATTAGACAATGCATTAAAAGCAGGGTCTTCTGTAAACCTTAGACCAATTGAAGTTCATGATATAATATGTCATATAGCCGACGCTGTTCTGGCAGGTGGTATTAGAAGGGCAGCTCTAATATCTTTATTTTCCCCTAATGATACTGAGATGATTGAATCAAAGTATGGTGATTGGTGGAAGACAAACCCACAAAGGGGTCGTGCAAATAATAGTGCTGTTTTTTTAAGGGGTTTGTTGAATGAAGACCAGTTTAGGGACTTCATGAAAAAAATCGAAGAATCTGGTAGTGGTGACCCGGGAGTGTACCTTACAGATAACTATGACTATGGAACAAATCCATGCTGTGAGATATCATTACTTTACAACCAGTTCTGTAACCTTGTTGAAATAAACGCATCAAATATAAGGTCTGTTGCTGACTTTTCATTAAGAGCTAAGGCTGCTGCCTTCATAGCCACCCTACAAGCCTCATACACGGACTTTCATTATCTAAGACCTATATGGAGTGAAAACACTGAGAAAGACGCTCTAATAGGTATTTCTATCACTGGTGTGGCATCAGGTATTGTTGGTAACTATGACCTTAAAGGAGTTGCTGATGATGTTTGCAATAGAGAGAACGAGAGGGTTGCAGGCTTGATTGGAATAAACATTGCTGCTAGGGTTACTTGCCTTAAGCCTGCTGGAACAACATCATTAGTATTTGGAACAAGCTCAGGGATACATAGCTGGCATGACAACTTTTACATAAGAAGGATTCGAGTTAATAAGAATGAGCCTATATATGCTTATTTAAGTAATAACCATCCAGAGATTGTAAAGGATGAAAAATTCTCACCACACGACACGGCAGTAATTGAAATACCTCAAAAGGCGCCAGAAGGTGCTTTGACAAGGGATGGTGAAAACGCTATTGAATTCTTAGAGAGGGTTAAAGACTTTTACATTAGGTGGATTAAGCCCGGTCACAGGTCTGGCCCTAACACTAACAATGTGAGTGCTACTGTAAATGTTAAGGATGAGGAATGGTCTGGTGTTACAGACTGGATGTGGGATAATAGAGATTCATACAATGGTTTGGCATTACTTCCATACGATGGCGGTAGCTATGTTCAAGCACCTTTTGAGTCCATTGATGAAAAAACATATGATAAGATGTTTGAAACATTAAAGCATGTTGACTTAACAAATGTCATAGAGGAATCTGATAACACGAACCTACAGGGTGAAATTGCCTGTTCGGGAGGTTCTTGTGACATAAAATAGGTGTAACATTAAACAGCCCTAAAAAAATGGGCTGTTTTTTTTACCAAAGCTTGTTTTTAATTAAAAAAAATCGTTACTTTGCAATATGGGAAAAAAGAAAAAAATACCTCTTACAGAACTTTTAAAAACATTGAAGTTTGATGTTAGGTCTTTATCAATGTCAAGGGATCTTTTAACTGGTGACATTGAGTTATATATCTGCCAACATCCCTCAGAGGAGGGTCTTCAAGTTTTAATTGGCAATTTTAAAAACCCAAAGTCTATTAGAAAAAGCGTATATCCTCTAATGTTAAAGGCTTCCACAAAGTTGGCCCTTATGGGCCTTATACATAAGTTTAAAATTGGAGGGTGTTTTGAAATAACTTCTTCTCCATATACATACACTGAATGTCGAAGCTTTAATGTTGAAATATTGACTGAAAAAGGTCGTGTTTATTTTAATGGTGACTTGAAAAAAGTTAAGGGTGGTTTGATTGATTTCATAAAAGATAACATAAAAATTGTAGACAAATAATTGTGGATAATTTTATCGGTTACCCAAAAATAAACGAGTTTAGAAGTGCTTTTGAAAAAGTTAAGAACCTTCATAAGGTTGAAGGGCTTTCCTTAGAAACCCTACCAAAAATACAATTTTTAGGTGAGGTTAAGGTTCATGGCACAAACAGCGCCATATGTTATAACCCAAAATATGGTATATGGACTCAATCAAGAAACAAAATAACAACTCCACAACTTGATAACTTCGGGTTTTCAAAGTGGGTTTATGATAGGGAGTCATTAATAACAAAGATGATGAACGACCATTACAAAAAGTACAAAGTTCCAAGTGGGTCAACACTTTGTGTTTATGGCGAGTGGGCTGGTGAGGGTGTATTTAACTCAGTAAAAATAGGTGAGCATGAAAAGTCACTTTATGTTTTTAACGTATACCAATATTCAAATAATGGGTTATTTTATGAGGACTTAAAGGCTTTATGTACTGAAATGTTTAAGCCGTCGGTTCAAGGTATATACTCAATAAGGTCTTTTAAAACATTTAGAGTTACCATAGATTTTGAAGACGTTGAGCCTGGTCTAAAAGAATGTGCTAAAGTAACTGAGGGTATTGATGCTTCATGCCCCGTAGCTATGAAAATACTTAATGAATCAGGTATTGGTGAAGGTGTTGTTTGGAAAGGGTCTTACTTAGGTGAACATGTTTGGTTTAAAACAAAAGGTGAATCATATTTAGGTTCTTCTAGGAAGAAAGTAAAGATACCTATAAGTGCTGAAAAAAAGAATTCTATCGATGAATTCGTGGCTTATGCCATAAGATTTAGGATGGATCAGGCAATAAATGAGGTTTTTAAGGAAAAACAACCATGTATTGAAAAAATTGGTGAGGTTATAAAGTGGGTTTCCAATGATACTTTTTCAGAAGAGTTGGATGTTTTAAAAGTATCAGGGCTTACTTGGAAGGATGTTAAAAAACCATTGGACTCTCAGGTTGCAAATGTGTTTAAAGCCTCACTAGATTTCTTTGGGTTAATTGACTGGTATTCAAATTTTTAATAAAATAAATTATGAAAATATTTGCAGAAGTAGGTGGGATGTAGATATCTAAAGCTATTGAGAAAATTTTAGAAGACAGAGATTTTAAGGTCAGTCACGATGAGGTCTTAATGATACGAAACTCTATAAAAACTATAATGGTTAAGGTTGACAGTGATGTTTAATTTAGTATATTTGCACTACATAAACAAATAAATATGTAGTTTGTCAAGTAAGAGTGACCCAAAATTTGATCTTTTTTATCTATCACACAAGGTTAAGGAGTGTCTTATATCTAGTGGTGGCAATATTGACTGCCCAGAATTTGATTTAATATACAGGTCAAATTCTAAAAAGTTCTCAAAAATACAGCTTAAAAAAGCAGTTTTAAAGGGTGTTTCTCTATACAAAGGTGAGTGATTTTTAACAAAAAAAATAATCTATGACAAATTTTAAAAGAAAAAATGACTTTGACATATATCAGGAGGGGTGTTTAAAAACAGCAAAGTATAGCCCTGAGTCTGCAATATCTTATTGCACACTAGGGCTGTCTAATGAGTCAGGTGAAGTGGCCGGAAAGGTTAAGAAAAGCTTACGTGGTGACTACAATCTAGACGATAAGAAAAGGGAGATTGCAAAAGAGCTTGGTGATGTTCTCTGGTACCTAGCAACACTATCCAAGGAACTTGGTTACAGCCTTAGTCAAGTAGCAGCTATGAACAGTGAAAAGCTGTTAGATAGAGATTCTAGGGGTGTTATTCTTGGTGATGGCGACAACCGGTAGTTATGCATTTAATCGTTGGATCACACGGTGTTGGTAAGACAACATTATTAAATAACTACAGGCTAATGAACCCTGATAAGAAAATATACATATCAGACGGTTTATCAAGACCTATTGCTGAATCTTTTAGAGATTTAGGTCTTTCAAACGAGTTAAGGCAGCAGTCAATAAATCATTTAACTGTTTGGAACTGGAACACTTCACTAAGTCAGGAGTGTATATTTGCTAGGTCAATATTAGATTGTATAGCTTACACAAAGCTGTTCTTTCCAAAAATGTATTCTAGTGGTGTTGGTGAGTATTTGTCAAGCGTTATTGATAAAACCATAAGTAGCTTTAAAGGTAAAGTTTTTTATATACCTGTAGAGTTTGGTTTAAAAGAGGGGTGTAGTGTTAGGTACTCTGATACTAGGTCACAGTTTGACATTGACAGGATACTTATCTCACTTTTAGAGAAATACAACCTAGATGCTATAACACTTAGTGGAAGTGTTAAGGATAGAGTGGAAGTATTAAGTAAAAATCTATGAATGAAAAACTGTATGTAAATTTTGGTGAAGAGTCCTTTACATTAATCTTGCAGGATAGAGGTAATGAAATTGATGTAGACGAAACACTTCAAGTTGATTACAATAATATTGTTGGTGACATAATTACCTTCCCTGTTATATTTAACAGGGTTCACTTAATGAAGATAGAGGCTGAGGATTATTTTAGGAAGGTTGAGCTTTCATATAACATACTTGAAGCCTCTAAGAGGGAATCTTATAGAAAGTCCCTTAGAAGGATTGAAAAAGGGCCTAGGTCGGAGAAAGTTGTTGCTCCTACCGAAACTCAAGTAAAAGATGCTGTACTTATGGATGAGGAAGTTAAAGAGTCCTTCAAGAACTTGTTAGAAACAAGGAAAAACAGGGATATAATGGATGCTCTTTACATGTCTGCAAAAAGTAAGGATGGCAAATTAAATACTGTCAGTATGAAAATAAGCCCTGACGAGTTTTCAAAAGACTTGTTGGAAGACAGTATAAATGGAGTGCTTATTAAGAAAAACAAGAAAAATTTTTAAAAACAAAAACAAAAAACAAACGTATGGGTTTTGACCGAAGTAAATACAAGCCAGCTAAGGCTACATCACTTACAAAACAAGACAGTCAAGTTGATCTTTTTCCAAAAAGTAAAACGTCAGTAGTTTCTTATCACAAGTATGATGATGGTGATAATAAGTTTAGGATTTACCCTGAGCACCAGAATGATACTGATGAGATACAAATAATGTATCCTTTTGTACACAGCTACCTTTCAGTTATGAAGCCTGTTTACAAGGATGGACAGAAATTAGACGAAAAGGTTCTTGGTAAGAAGCAGCTATTTAATGCTAGGGTTCATGGTGGCTTTCCATTTGACATCGTTGAGGCATATTTTAAGGTTGCCAAGGAAACAGCAATACCTAATTTTGCTGGTAGTGACAAGGCTAAAGAGGATGAGATATACAAGATAATTAATTGGTATAGAACTCAAACTGTTTGGGTAGCTTATGCAGACAAGATTACAGCAAGCAAAGGATCTGAATTTGGTAAGCTTACTATAAAATCAACGATAAGGGACTCCATGAAGGAGATTATATCAGAGTTTGGTGATGGTGATGAGCCTTTTTCTTGCCCTGAGACTGGTGTTTGCTTAATAGTTAACAAGTCAGGCGTTAAGACATCTACTAAGTACACATCAAAGCTTGAAATGGTCAAAAAGGGCCTTAGTTTTGAGCTTGTTCCTACAGTTCTTTCTGACGAATCCCTTCAATCTTTTGAGAATGTAAAGCCTCTTAGGGAGCTTTATGTTGACTCTTACTCAAAATCTGATTTTGACTATCAGATAGAGGGTCTTGAAAACTTAGATAAGGAGTTAAAGTCACAAGGCTATGATATCAATGTATTCCAATATGAAGAGTTTTTAAGTAAGTGTGAGGAGATGTCTGATTTGGTTGACGCTAAATACTCAAACAATGAAACTGAAAAAAAAGAGTCTAAGGATGATGCTACAAATCCACCTGCCACTGATGATTTAGATTTAGATGATATTGAATCAAAGCTTAACAGCTTAAGAGACTAATTTAAAAAAAACAATAAAGATTAAAGGGTCTGAAAAAAAAATCAGACCCTTTTTTTTTGTTTAAATTTCTTTTGTTATTTTTTATAGCTACCTTTAAACTATCAAAAAAAAACAACAAATTATGAATGAGAAAAATTTAGTAAAATTAGCAAAGTTTATTTTGTCAGATGTTTCTGACGAGCAGTTTAATATGAAGTATTTTAGATCTGATGTGGGCGATTCTTTAAAAAAATTCAAATCAAAAGAAGATTGTGGTACGGTAGGGTGTGCATTAGGTTGGGCACCGTTTGTTGAAGGGTTGGAAGTTATTGAGAGTGATTTTGACGAAAGAAACCATATAATCTTTGAGTTATATTCCAAGAGGGTTTTTGGTTATTATTGTGGGGATGTTTTGAACTTCATGTTTAGTGGTTATTGGTATGAAATAGATAATACCAGAGAGGGGTTTGTAAGGAGAGTTGTTTATTTCTTGGAAGATGGTGGGTACTTTTCATACACCACAAATCAGTACAAAAACATTGACCCAGATAAAATCTATGATTACTAGGTTTTCAGTCAAATAATAACTACCTTTGTACTATCAAAAAAAACAAAGATTATGAATAAGAAGAATTTAATAAAATTAGCAAAATATATTTTATCAGAAATTTCTGGTGAAGATTTTGATATGAGAAATTTTAGGTCTAGCTCCACTAAATTTCCTTTAGAATTCTATTCAAAAGAAGATTGCGGAACTGTAGGCTGTGCTTTAGGTTGGTCTCCTTTTGTACCGGGTCTAGAAGCTATTGAAGATGATTTTTACTCTTGGGGTGCTCTATGTTTTAAATTGTACTCAAAAAGGGTTTTTGGAGGTGATGATGTAGGGTCTTTGTACTTCATTTTTAGTGGTGATTGGCATGAGATAGATAATTCCAGAGAAGGTTTTGTTAAGAGAGTTATCTATTTTTTGGATTGACCCAAATAAAATATACGACTATGAATAAGGAAAACAAGAAGAATCTAGTAAAATTAGCAAAATACATTCTTGAAGAAGTTAGTGATGAACAATTTGACATGAAGTGGTTCAGGTCTAACCACATTGATACTGGTGTAGAATTCTTCTCAAAAGAAAACTGTGGCACTGTAGGCTGTGCTTTAGGTTGGGCACCGTTTGTGAAAGGGTTGGAGGTTATTGAAGATGATTATGATTATCTTGACTACTTGAACTTTCATATTTATTCAAATAGGGTTTTTAGGGGTGTGTTGGGTAGGTATTGGGATTTTCTTTTCGATGGTGCTTGGTTTGAATCAGATGGTTCCAGAGAAGGTTTTGTTAAGAGAGTTATTTACTTACTTGAAGGTGGTAAGGACCTTGATCACACCACAAATCAGTACGAAGAAATTGACCCAAATAAAATATACGATTACTATTTATTTGATTAAATAACCACCAAACTTTCACTATAAAACAAAATTATGAACAAAGAAAATAAGAGTAATTTAGTAAAATTAGCAAAATATATTCTCACCAATGTTTCTGATTTGTGTAGTGAACTTCAAATCACTAAATGATTGTGGCACCATAGGGTGTGCTTTAGGTTGGTCTCCGTTTGTACCGGGCTTAGAAGCCATTGAAGATGATTTTCATCAAGACGGAGGCTTAATTTTTGACCTATATTTAATAAGGGTTTTTGGAATGTATCGTGGAAGTGAGTGGAGCTTTCTATTTGGTGATAACTGGTGTGAAGTTGATAACACTCGTAAAGGTTTTGTGAAAAGGGTTATTTATCTAATTGAGGGTGGCAAATATATTTCAGTAACTGAAAACCACCCTTACAGAAAAATTGATGAAAATAAAATAAACAATTACTAGGTTTTTACATACTTAACTAGTAATTTTACATCATCAAAAAAAAACAAAAACTATGAATGAAGATAATTTAGTAAAATTAGCAAAATATATTCTAGCCAATATTAGCAATGAAAAATTTGACATGAGGTGGTATAGGTCTAGCGATATTGAACCTAATATTTCTTTTTACTCAAAAGAAAATTGTGGAACTGTAGGTTGCGCGTTAGGTTGGGCACCTTTTGTTCCGGGGTTGGAGGCTATTGGTAGTGATTATTCACTTAGGGTTTTCGGAACTTTTTCTGGGGGTATTTGGGATTTTGTTTTTAGTGGTGGTTGGTCAGAATTTGACAATACCATAGAGGGGGTTGTAAGTAGAATTGTTTATCTAATTGAAGGTGGTGATGATTTTAGAGTGTTTGAGAGGCATCCTTACAGAAAAATTGATCCAAATAAAATCAATAATTACTAGGTTTTTACATAAATAACTAGTATTTTACAATATAAAAAAAACAAAGATTATGAACAAAGATAATTTAGTAAAATTAGCAAAATACATTCTTGAAGAAGTTACTGATGAACAATTTGACATGATTGCATTCAGGTCTAACCACATTGGCACTGGTGTAGTTAATTGTGATTTTAAATCAAAAAATGATTGTGGAACTATAGGTTGTGCGTTAGGTTGGGCTCCTTTTACAAAAGGTTTGGAAGTTGTTGAGGATGATTTTATTGAAAGCTACATCACTGATTATGAGCACTTAAGCTTTCATAATTATTCAAAAAGAATTTTTGGTTCTTATCATGGGGATATTTGGGACTTCATTTTTAGTGGTGATTGGTATGTAGTAGATAATTCCAGAGAAGGTTTTGTTAAGAGAGTTATCTATTTTTTGGACCACCCTTACAGAAAAATTGATGAAAATAAAATCTATGATTACTGTTTATTCAGGAGGTTGTTTTGTTTTTTTTAAAAAAAAAAACTTAATAAACTAGGATTTATAAGAAAAAATAGCTAACTTTGTAATCCGAACTAATATACTATAAAGGAAAGTATTTTTAACTTAAAAACAAAAGATATGTAATAGTTAACAATTTGTATTGGCTCATTCTAAATGAGCCAATTTTTATTTTTAATAATGTTAAAAAAAAATAAGGTATGGGTTTTTTAAAAAAACGAAAATTTAAATCTAAAGGCGCTGTAAAATCAGATCTTAGATCTCTAAGAAAACACTGTAGGGGTCAACCCAAATGCAATATAGGTTACTTAATTAAGGAGTGGTTTCAAGAAAATAGAAGCTATGAAAGATCTGACCATATATTTATAAGGAAGTTATGAGTAATAAACCAATAGCTTTATGGCTAACTGACACCCACCTAAGCCAAAACACTATAGCCATAAATATATCAATATATAGGCAGGCTGTAAAAATTGCTAAGGAGATGGGTGTAAAAGTAGTTTACCATGGTGGCGATATTTTCGAGTCAAGGGCTTCACAACCTCAAGAAGTATTGTATGTTTTCAGCACAATACTTGACATGTTTCATGATAATGGGTTATCAATTGTTATTATACCGGGGAACCATGATAAAACCGATTATAGGTCAGAGAAAAGTTTTCTTGTACCCTATAAGGATCATCCAAGTTTAACGCTTGTTGAAAGGTACCATATATTTGATATAAACAACGATCTATGCTTTTATATGTTACCCTACTTCGACGAAAAACTACAGCTTAGAGACCGATTAAATGCCCTTGAGAGTAAGGTTGACAAAAACAGAAAATCAATAGGCATGTTTCATGCTGCATTTAATGGTGTTAGGAATAATGATAATTCAGTTATTGAGTCTTCAATAACCCCCAAAGCATTTGACCTATCATTTTCTGGACACTACCATGATAGGCAAGTACTAAATGATGGCAAGCTTGTTTATACTGGTAGCTCTCACCAAGCCTCCTTTGGTGAGGACGAAGATAAGGGATTTACAATAATATACGAAGATGGATCTTATAGCCATGTAAAATCAGAGTTTAAGAGGTTTGTAACTATAAGACTTGATAAGATTACACAAAGCGATATTGATTTAATAAAATCAACCCACTGTGATGATAATGTAAAAATACTTTCATATGAAAAAGTGGGTGGTGTGTTAAGGTCTGAATTGTCTTCAATTGGTGTAAAAGTTGATGAAAAATCAAGTTCTTTAAAAACAACACCGTCAAATGAAAAGATAAATCATGGCAATATAATACCTGAATTTGAAGTTTGGTGTAAATCAAACGGAATGTCAAATACTAAATACGCTATAAAAACTATAAAAAAAGCATATGGTACTACCAGTTGAATTTGGGGCAGAAAATTTTGCAGGACTTAACACCTTCACATACTACTTAAAAAATGGTTGCTATGCTGTTAAGGGTATAAACCATGATAAGGAGGGGCAGCAATCAAATGGTTCTGGTAAATCATCCTTTATGGATGTACTGCCAATATGTTTGTTGGGTGATAGTGTCAATAGCAGGAACGTAAAAACTTATGTTACTAGGTCTGTAGGGGATAATTTTAGGGTTTGGGCTAAACTAATGGATAGTGGTGATGAATATTTTATTGAAAGGACTATTTTTAAAAGCTCTAAATCTGCCATACTTTCAATATCTAAAAATGGCAAAGTTATTCCTGAAATACCGTCAAAGGCAGGGTTTAAGTTTGGCGTTGACACCAAAAAAGGCAATGAGTTTATAATTAACCTACTTGGTATCACTAAAAAAGATTTGTTCAGCTACTATTTTGTTAGTAGTGATCAGTACAAGCCTTTTCTAAAAAAGTCTGACTCTGAAATATTATCTTTAATATCTAGGCTTGCCAATACCAGCGTTATTGATAAGTCAATTGATTTAGTTAAGGATGATTTAATATCTGTTAATGCTATGTTGGAGAGCATTGATAGATCAATAATAAAAAGTGAGTCTTCACGGGATACCATCATAGAATTGGTAAATGGAATAAGTTCCGAAAAACCAATAGATTTTTCATCTAAAAAGGAGAGTGAGCAAAAGATAGTTGATGAATTAAGCTTAGAATTATCTAGACTTAATTTGCTAAAAAAATCAATTCCAAAGGATGTTGATAAGAAAATATCTGAGCTTGTTAAGTTGATTAGGGATTGTAGACTTAAATTGTCAGGGGTTGAATCAAAGGAGATTACACTAAAAAGCCATCTAGACAACAAATCCAAATGCCCCAAATGTGACCACTCATATAGCTTATCCATAGATGATACACTAAATGATTTAAAAGAACAAATTAGCAGTATTCCAAAGGTTAAGAGGTCTATAAAAAATGAGCTGTCTAATTTAAAATCAAAGCTATCCAACCTTGAGGATGTAAATAGAAATTCACTGGAAATAGAAAAGTCTATATCAAAGGTTGAGAGTGATATTAATCACTCAAAATCATTAATATCTGAAATAGAGTCTAAAGATAAAATAGCAAATGATAGGCTTTTGGAGGTTGAGGGTTTAAATAACAAGGTTGATATTATTAAGGCTGATTTAGACAAGCTTATTTCAAAAAAGAAAAATGCAAAATCTTTGCAGGATGAGCTAAATTTATGGATATCTAACTTTGATAAATTTAAGTTCCACCTTATCAAAAGGCCAATAAAGATGATAGAGAGCTATGCAAATGATTACTTAAATAGTTCTGGTAGCTTAATGAGGCTTGAAATTGATCTAAATAAAGAGCTTAGGGACGGTTCTTCTAGGCAAACTATAAACGCTATGGTTATCGATGAAAATGGTGACCGTGACCATTTTGTTACATACTCAGGTGGTGAAAGGGTTAGAATAAATGTTTCAGTAGAGCTTGCGGTACAACAAATAATAAACTCAAATGCCAATGGTTTTGGGTATTACTCAAATGATGAAATGTTGAATCCACTTGATTCTAAAGGAACTATAATCATATGCAAGGCATTTAGTGATATAGGCTACCCAATACTTTTTGCAACACATGCAGGAAAGGACGTTCACTTTGAAAATAGTATATTTGTTGAGCGTAAAGACCAAAAAGCAACTATTAGTTAATTTAAAAAAAAATAAGAAAACAATAAAAATACAATGGAAATGAATAATATTAAGTTGTCGGATCATCAGGTGAGTGTTATATCAATGGGTCTTTGCTCACTGTTAAAGCTTGTTGAAGATGATAGAACAAATGACAATATTTGTACGAGACTAGGGGTCTCGTTAAATGATGTTAAATCCGTTTTTGATGAACTTTGTTATAAGGTTTTTGATGGTGAGAAAACCATCAAAGAATCAATACAGTTTTCAAGTGATGCCTTCAAAAGTTTTAAAGACCACCTATAGCAGTGGTCTTTACTTAAGCTACCATCTAGAAAGTGAATGCCTTTTCATAATCACAGTGTCAAGTTTAATAAAAAGAGTGTCTTTGCTTTCTGATAGTATCCAGTCCACATTGTCAACGTTGGTGGCACCAATTTTTTTTACAACTCCTTTTTCTTCATTGATGTAAATAACTGTGGCTATAAAAACAGACTGTAACAGGCAAATTGTCAACAAAAATTTTGATAAAAAGCAGTTCATTTTTCTTTGTTTTAAGTTCATACCTAAAGGTATGGGTTTTTTTTTAAAAAAGCAATATAACAAGGTGTAAAAAAAAATATTTTTTTTATTAAAAAAACTCTCTATATTTGTGGAAACAAAAAAAGATATGAGAGTAAAAATAAAAAGCAATAATTACACCTCCAACAATGGAAATTGGTTAGATGTGCTTTCTATGAATGAAAGCGGTGTTAAAGTTATGGTACCAAAATTTAAAGGTTGCCTAGATTTTTGCTGTACTAGGTTTGCTTTAAATGACATAATTAAAATAGAATCAGAAAAAAGTTTGATAGATAGTTGTTTATTAAATTTAAAAGTGTTAATTTTGAAGAACAAACCAAGGAGATACTAATATGAGTCTATCAAAGATTGAATTTATAAGGTCTGAAATTTTAAAAAAATCACATATATCAACATCTGATTTCAGCTACTTTTACGGAAAATTTTCCAATAAATTTCACATAAAAAGGGGCGGTTCTTTAAACAAAAAAGAAACAATTGTTAGGGATATTAAGAAATGCCTAAAAATTGTTGAAAAGGATGGTGGTTTTGTTATAGAAAAAAGACCAAAACTTTGGGTTATTATATACAGCTCTAATAGGTTAAGTGATGGTAACATTTTTGAAGGCAATTACGATCTTCAAAAAAAGTATGAGAACACATTTGGTTCTTATGGCTCTATAAGGTGTGAAGTATGTAAGCGCCTTATAGAAAACGCAACCTATGTATACATCAATTACGTAGGTAATAATTTGGGCAATTTTTTTTCAAAAACTACTGATAGTGTCAACCCTAAATGTAATGAAAGGTTTGATTTAGTAGGTTCTTTTTTTAATAGAAATTCAGGTCATTTACTTATGAATGACCTTGAGCCTAAGAAAATGAATGATATGTTAACCTCAATTGACTGCATAACCACCTACACAAAGTCGTTAGTTAGCAATAAAATCAACTTTAACTATAGCAAACATGAGTCTGATTTTTTTACAAAATTCATTCTTGCAAATATTTATATTATTGAAATTCTTAAAAAAAATAACTGATTAGTCAGTTTAAAGACATATATATGTGTGTGTTTGTTTAATAGGTGGGGTGATGCCCATCTATTTTTTTTGAATTATTTTAAATACTTCTTGTTTATTAAATTATTAAGTCTTAAATTTGAATCATATTAAAACAAACACAAAACATCATGAGCGATACTAACATTAACAAAACACTTGAATTTCAGGCATCATTCTTCCCCGGGTTCTATAACACACATTGGGACATTGACAATGCAACTGATTATGAAGGTGATATGGAACATATTAACAATGAAAGGATTGAAAACGGGCTGGAAACTATACCATTAGATCATGGGCTACATATACAGTATGATGTAGAGGGGTACCAAGAATCAATAGCTAATGGCTTGTGCAAAGAAATGTCTTCTATACTTGATGGTTTTATATCAAATATTGAGTACAAGAATGTACACTCCCCAAAGTACTATAACTACTCAAATGATAGGGTTATCTTTAATGCTTCAATAAGTCAAGAAAATTACGAAAATATATCAAAGTTCTTGGAGTTAAAGCATGAAGGTTTTAGCAGCTTTATTGCTGAAAACTTTACATCATATGACGGATTTTGCTCTTTTCACTCTAACAAAATTGAAGATTGGAAAAATTGCTGGTTAGAAGATGAGATAAAAAGAAGCTATGTAATATCCTTCATATTCATTAAAAAATTTATGGATGATGGCGACGAAGATATAAACCTACCGCTTTACTACTTGCTTGAGGACTACCAGCAATCATCTATAACTAATTACGATGAACTTTTAACAATTAATGACTTTTAGTTTTTCATGATAGGGGTGCTTATTCCGACTTAACAGCACCCCTATTTTATTATATTAAATAAAAAAAAATACTATGAGTGTAGAGATAGAAGTAATTTCAAGGATTATTTGTTCTGAAATGAAAACCCATATTAACTTTACTGAAATGCCTAAAAAATACATGGTTTTCTTAAATGTTTCTGAAACAGTTAGTATAAGTAAAGTGAGGTGTATTTTTAAAAACAAGGACGGTGTATTGTCATTGGATAATTCAGAAACATATTGCGCCATGAATGACCCTGTTTTTTGTATAAACAAGCTTTTTGGTATTATGGATGCAGATAAGCTTAAAGCTTTAATAGGGCTAAACAACTGCATTGCAATACTTTTCCCAGAAAATTTAAAAGAGTGTCAAACAATATTGTTAAAAAAACACCATGAAATTATTTAATATAAAAAACCAATTAGATCGTACAGTAACTATCTATAAATTAATCTTAAATGAACTCTCAAATTATTTTGATAGTCGGGTTACGAATGTACAATTCTCTGTAAAGCATACAAAAGACGGGTACAAAGCCAAAATTGAGTCTGTTTGTATTGATAGTAACCAGCTATTGATTTACATAAAAGGTTGTTCGTCCACAATTGACAATATATTTTCAGTAATCAGTGTTGATTTAATAAGGTCAATATTTGGGGTAAAGAGTTCTGAAACTTGGTATCAAAACTATATTTCTGATGAAATAGTAACAAAGTCAGAAAGCTTTTATTTAGATATTGAATCACTTTGTATTGAAGTCAATGATATTTTAATAAACAATAATTTCAATGATAGCTCAATACAAATAGGTCTATTAAATAACAAAGTTGAAGTTATGGACTGTAAGACTGAAATTATTGAGGCTTATACTAAAATAATGATTTCAGAACATTTAGGGTTTATTAGAACTAGCCTGCCAGTTTGCAATGAATCTGTTATAGAATTTTCACAAACAAAGCACGGCACTATTAGTGTTTACCGGGTTTATGAAAACCCATCAATGGAAAAATTATTTATTTACGAGTCTAAAGAACTAACATTATGAGAAACGAAAATGTAATTAAAGGTTTACTAAGTGTTTTTAAAACAAACACAAAGTCCTTAGACTTATCAAAGGCAATTGAAATACTTGATAATTACGACATTGATTTTGACTTTAAGTCTGTATATGATAATTACCTTATTAGCTATATCTCTATAAGAGATATTTCAGAACGTAAAGTTTCAGTGTCTGACTTAAAAAAGCTATCCAATCTAGGCGTTGGGTTTAACAGGTTTATTGATGATAAGTGTGTTTTTTTCTACCAATCTTAATTTATATCAAATTATAAAATAAAAATATATGAGTAGAGAAAATTTAGTAAAATTAGCAAAGTTCATCCTTGAAAACATTAAGGATGAACAATTTAATATGAGTTCTTTTAGACTAAACAAATACTACAATAGTGTTAGGTTCAAATCAAAAGAAGATTGTGGCACTATAGGTTGTGCTTTAGGTTGGGCTCCTTTTGTGGAGGGGTTGGAGGTTGTTAAATCTGATTACTATAAAGGTGAGCCTATGTACTTAGACTTTGACCTATATTCAAAAAGGGTTTTTGGCACTGCCTTTGGTATTTTTTGGGAATTTCTGTTTAGTTTAGGTTGGCATGAAATAGATAACACAAGAGAGGGTTTTGTAAGGAGATTTGTTTATTTAATTGAGGTTGGAGATAATCTTTCTATAACTAAAAACCATCCTTACAGAAAAATTAATGAAAATAACAACTATGATTTGGAGTCGGTATACAAAGATTCTTTATCTAGGGAGATAACAAGGAATATTTATTACTCTAAATCAGAGTTTTTAAAGGGTATATTTGATTACAAAAAAACATTGAAGGAAAACAAAGCTATATTTTCAAGGTTTTTAAAATTCCACAAAGTATCAAAGGAAGATTTTACTTTCATAGATGATTATGAAAGGTACTTAATTGGTAGGAAAGGCGTCTTAAGCTATGATTTAGATCGTGTTGGATCTATTTCAATAGTTAAGATAATAGATTTTTTTTCTACTGTGGTAGGTGTTGAACTTGGACAGAACGATTCATACGAAATTGCAAACAAGTACTACAGTAGTGGTTTGGGTACCTACTACCGTAGTAGATACCCAAACCACTACTGTTTTGCAGGTGAATCAAGAATTATATCTGAGATTTCGGAGGATGTAACTTTGAAAATACAGGTAAATGGTAAGATTATTTTCAAAGGGCTTAGTGAAGTTCAACAAAAAACACTTTTAAAAAAGATATCTCTTTTAGAAAAGGTTTCGGAAATACGTTACACTAGGTTTCCAGAAAAAAAATTATTCTAATAAATCATTAAAAATAGCTATGAAAAAAGATAATTTAATAAAGCTAGCAAAGTTCATCCTTGAAAATATTAAGGATGAACAATTTAGCATGTTTAATTATAGGTCTGATAAATATGGTTATTATGTTTATTTCAAATCAAAAAACGATTGTGGTACAATTGGTTGTGCATTAGGTTGGTCACCTTTTGCACCCGGCTTGGAAGTTGTTGAAGGTGATTTTCAAGAAAAAGGAACTCTAAACTTTAGCAAATACTCAAAAAGGGTTTTTGGGGCTGGTTGGGGGCTGGTTTGGGATTTTCTTTTTAATAGTGATTGGTGTAAAATAGGTGGTTCCAGAGAGGGTTTTGTAAAAAGGGTTATTTATCTTATTGAAGGTGGTAAGGATCTTTCAATAACTAAAAACCATCCTTACAGAAAAATTAATCCAAATAAAATCTACGATTACTAGGTTTTTAAATTCTCATACCTTACCTTTGAATCATACTTAAACAAGAAACCAATAGCCCTTATGTAAGTGTTTTAGATTTTTCACTTCTTAGCACCCAAAACTTATTGGTAAATAATGCAATATGTAAAGCACTTGAAATTGAAGACTTGAATGTTTTTGAATTTCTTTTTTCAGATTGTTGGTCTGATATAGATATAACTAAAGTCGGACTTTCCCAAAGGGCTATCTATTTAATTGAAGGTGGCGAAGATCTTTCTATAACTAAAAACCATCCTTACAGAAAAATTAATGAAAATAAAGGTTGTCGGAGGATCAGGACGGGGTGTTTGGTTTTATTCCATTAGAAGCTACCTACCTAAATGACCACGGTGGTTTTCATTCTTTTCAAACAGGTGATGGAATTTTACATGATGTTTTCGAACATGATTTTGAAGGTTTGGACGCTTCATTTCAAGATAAATTTTCATTCAATATAGGTGGTGAAATTGCCGCCTCGGGATCTTCTTACTATTTCTCTGAAATAATGGACAGGTTTAATTCAAGTTATAAGGGGCCCGATGTTATTTTGATTGACACAATAACAGCCCTTATAAGTCAGTCTATAGAATACGGAGACCTAATATATGGGAGTGAATTGTTAAGTAATGTTAAAGAGTTTAAGCGTGAAGAACTTGACAGCTCTATAGAATACATATCAGAACAAGTTTTAAAAAATGTTTCTGAAATGGTACCACACGAATATGATGATTCAGGAATATTGTACAAAGAAAGTGTAACTTTTGAAAAAATTTCAAATCTTTTGCAATGGGGTTATGATAGGGCATTTAAACTGGCACCTAGTCATTATGGATACTATTATGGCATTCAGTGTTTTAAAGATTTTTTCACTGAATTCTTTTCTAAAAATGATATGGAAGAAATGTCATATTATTATGAAGACTGTAAAGTGGAGGTTTACCAAGGTGATCATGAAATACAGTGGGTTTTTACAATGGAGTCTTTTGATAGTGAAGTTGAGGACTTTGTAATAAACTCTACTATTGAGTCAGATTTGGATAGGCATACATTTTATGTAGGGGATTATTATAGTTAGGAAATGGTGGATACTTTTTAATTACAAAATAAATATAGAGTTATGAATACAGGAAATTTAATAAAGTTATCAAAGTTCATCCTTAAAAATATTAAGGATGAACAGTTTAGTATGAAGTGGTTTAGGTCTAACCACACTGATAATGGTGTAGAATTCTATACAAAAGAATATTGTGGTACCGTAGGTTGTGCTTTAGGTTGGGCACCTTTTGTTCCGGGGTTGGAGGCTATTGGTAGTGATTGGGGTGATGTTTGGGCATTCTTATTCGATGGTTCTTGGTTAAAAGAAGACAACACACGAGGGGGTTTTATTAAGAGAGTTATATATTTTTTGGAAGGTGGTAAGGATCTTTCTATAACTAAAAACCATCCTTACAGAAAAATTAATGAAAATATACAGATATCCTTTAGCGATGTAGATGGGTGCATAAAGATTGACTACTCATTTATTGTAAATAATATTGAAGTAGATTTGACTTCTGATGATTTAAAGGATTTAAATAAAACAATGTCTCATTACGAAGATATAGAACTGGTAGCATTGTCAAAAACTGTTAAAATAAAAATATTATGAGCTATGTAAAGAGGTTGTGTGACTATTGCAGTGGTGATTACCTTGCTGACACAAGAAACCTTAAAAGGGGTTGGGGTTTATGTTGTTCAAAGTCATGTGCCGCAAATAAAAGAGAAAAAAGCAAACCCAACTACGACCCTTCACGGGTAAGGTATAATAACGTAAAGCGTGCTATTTGGAATTATAATGAAACGCTATCAGTAGAAGATTACCACGATTCAATACACCCATTTTCAGACGAAGCATTTAACTAAAACATTATGAAAACCACAACACTACAAGAATTCAAAAACATTGTTAGAGAGAATGCATATAAATACACTCTATTCAATGGGTCTATAGATGTTACAGTATCCACCCATAGAGATGGGTTTAAGGTTACAACTAATAGTGAGGTCATAACCAAGCTTATTGATGATACGATAAGTAAACTTAGCTATAATGAGTTAAAAACTGTATTTCCATTTGGTAGTGGTGTTCTTGGAAGCGAATATGATTTTTCAATAATATTAGATCTTTAGTAGATATGATTAAGAAGCACATAGATAGGGGTAATATTTTCAATCAAGAAATTGTATATTCCCTTATTTCCTCAATTGCCTACAGTGATTTAATAAGATTGCCAAAAAACCTAGTTAGGTTGTCTTTTAATGTAAAAAGGTATAGTATTGGTTCTTTATTCGTTGAAAACGTTGATTTTCAAACTAGTGAAGGTCGTATTATTTTCTATGATTTTGATTCAAACATTGAGGGTTACTTAAAGTCTTCAATTGAATCTGATAAGTGGCTAAGTGGATTAATATATGAACTATCACAAGGTTTCCACAAGTATGATGTACTTTGCCTAAGCATAGACCTTAACAGCTATGATTATTACTTTACACCGTCTGTAGGGTAGCCCTTTACTTACAATAATTAATCTCATTAAGAACATGAAAGATATAACTATAAAAGTTACTACACATATCAATTGGGAGATTTCATTAATAGAAATTGGGGCTATCAAAATAAATCTTTTAGAAAAGTCTTTTTTTGATAAATAATTTTGATAAAAAAGAGGCTGAAATAGGTGGTATCAATGTAAAGTATCTAAAAAATCATACCAAACCATTGCCTAATGGTTTAAATGAACACTTCTTTGAAGTAGATAATGTACTAGACTTATTTAGTATTTATTTCAATAAATAAAAACTTTAAATTAAGCAAAAATGAATGTAGGAATAGACGTAGAAATAGAGAGAAAAATAAGTAACAACACTGCATATTTTGAGGCTAACCTATTCATAGACGGTCAATATGTAAAAACCGTACAACTTGGCATTAACTTTAATGATTTATTGTCTGAAATGGATGATTCATTACGACCTAAGGTAAAGGAGATGTTAATAAACTATGATAGGAGTGTTGAGTTACATAAAATAGTTCTTTATTACTGTATAAATATAGAATAATCATATGAAAGAAATAACATTAAAAAATGTAAAATCAGTCTGCCTAATGGAGACAGTTGGGCCTGATTTAATTGTTATAGAAATAAGTGATACAAGGGCCTTTCCATCCTGCAAGTACAACACCCTTATTAAGATAGAAACTCAAAAAGGGGTAGGTGAATCTTACATAAAAGATGTGCTGGGTTATTCAGAGTTCAAGAAAATTCCAATTTTATAAAAAATACGTAAAAAATCTTGCTTTATAAAAATATGTGATATACATTTACCTATGTAAAAAGATACACTACCGCACTTAATTGGTGCATCACATATTTTTAACTAAAAACACAAGGAAAAATGGAAATTGTAAAGGAAAGTGAGTACAGCAATAAGTATATTTGTGAAGACGGGACATATATTTTAGTTGAGTATGATGTTCATCTAAAAGGATTCAACCATGATAATAGTATAAAAGTTGATTATGCAGTAAGCCACTACAACTTTTCTGGTAAAAAGACCTCTTACATCTCAATAAGAGACTATACACTATTCTTTGAGCATGTAACCTGTCCTCAAGAACTTTCCAAGATGATTAGTGTAGCGCTTAGGATCAATCAAAACACATACATTGAGAGTATATATAGGGATAGTAGATCAAACGGGGCTTACGAAAGTCTTTTTGTAAAAAGCTTGAACAATGATGTTTACCTTTACTTTTACAAAGAAAAAAATAGTGTTGGTTATTCTATAGAATCTAACTTGGCTAAAGATGATTAATGAAAATTTTCTACTAAAAATTGTGTCAGAGATAATTGGAAAGGACTGTAAATCAATGACCTTTAGTGTTCGCGCTAGCGATATACACTTTGAGGTTGTTACATTTGCTGTTTACAACGATTATAGGCGCCTTCGTACATACAAATGGCATGAGGACGAAGTTACCGAACTTAACAAGCGCTTAAATATTCTTAAGCCTCACTTAGTCTCTAAGTTCTTTGGTATCTACAATGATGATTTGTATACTATACCTATTCATTTGGGTGATGATTGCGCTTATTCACAGCTTTTCAGTGGGGCTTTAAACTGGAATTAAATTTATTATTATGGTTAATGAGGGTCTAATTTTTAAAATTGTATCAGAAATAACTGGTAAGGATTGCAAATCAATTGTTTTAATGGCTCGTGCCAGTTATAGCCACTTTGAGGTAGTTTATTTTTCACTCTATAGTGGTGTCAACCTTATAGGGTCTTACAAGTGGAATAATAATATTGTATCATGCTTTAATGAACGTATAAAAATGATTAAGCCTCACTTAGTCTCTAAGTGCTTTGGTGTGAATTATGATGGTCTTTATAGAATATCTGTTTATTCAGGCAACGAATACCAAAATTCACACCATTATACTTGTGAGATTTAATAGTGTTTTTTATAAAAACACAAGGAAAAGAAAAAAGTGTAGATAGGCATATTATATTAATCAAAATAGACACCATTTAATTAGCCTCTAAGACATTATTACATATATAGTAATGGGTAAGTAAAGACATTAAGGATATAAGCTTCTGGGTTAATTTATGTGTGTTTTATGTAAAGACCTACTTAAGTAATTAGGTAGGTCTTTTTTTATTCTTTGAAAGACTTGATTGGTACCTCTAATTGTTGTATTAGGTTCGTTAGAGGCTTATTTGATACTATAGTTAATGGTGTTGGTTGGTTCATTTGCTTTGATTAATTAAACATTCATTTAATTAAAATATTTTTTGGGTTTTAATAGTGTTTATAAAAACACAAGGAAAAGAAAAAAGTGTAGACAGACAAATTAAAATAGTAAAGAACTCCTACTAATAGTAAGTAATAACAGTATATAAGAATAAGTAACTAATGATAGTGTTTGCCTTTAATTAGCTTTAAATGAGCTTAAGTGAGCTTTTTAGTTATCTTTAGTAAAGGCTTTATTGATTGCTTATATTTGCTTTAAGATTGCTTTAATTAGGTTGATTGCTCTTATAGGAGGGTTTGAAGGGGTTTATTGATGGTTTTTAAGATGTTTAGGTAAAGGTAGGTTAAAATAAATAGGGCAAATTAACTGGCAAAAACCCCTCCTATCTACAAGTTTTAGTAAACAAATTTAATGACTATAGTCAAAATATATACTTATTCACTCATTTGCTTTTGAAATAATTTCAATATCACCCCTTAAATCTGATTCAAATGTCAACAACCTTTAAATTAACACCGGTAAAACACCCCACTTTAACCAAAACCTTTGCAAATATGTTAATATGAGTACTATTGTACCTGTAAATAAAAGTTAAATAGTTCTTGTTTGGTAAGTTTAGGGGTTGTACATTTGAACCATACTTAAACATAACACTAATACTATGGGAATCTTTGACGTTCAAACATGCATCTACTACAGGACTGTAATCTTCAACGATGATACAAGCGTAACCATTGAAAGGATATCTAATGACATTGTAGATATGGATGGTATGCTTTCCTTAAGCCCTTACAAAACTTCTTTAGTTGAAGAAAGGTTGAAAATAAATATTCCAAAGTACTAGGATATTAAAATATCTTCCTTTACATTTGAGTCATACTTAAAAACAAACACACATCATGAATAACTTGAAAAACATCACACCCTCTGATATTGTAGAAATCACTAACGCTATGGTTAGCATTAAGAATGATTTGGGTATCGATAGGCTTTATTGCATGCCCTATAGAGGTGTATGTTATAGGTTCTCAACATTCTCTGAAAGCTTTGAAGAAATAGACCTAACAGCTTTGGTAGGTGACAGAATGGAGGGGTTGGAGAACATTCTATTGAATGCTGGTAAAGGGTTGGTTTACATTGATTCCAGTAACAATGTAACTATCAAGGATTCTTTATTTACTACCGCTCTTTAAATAAGCTGACATCATGAAAGTAAGAAAATATGAAATTTACTTAAAGGAGGGTTTGAACTACACATTTGTAACTGTTTCAAAAAGGTCTAACCTAAAGGGTGTTGAAAAGTTTGCTAAGTACCTTAGCTCTAGGCATAATAGTGAGGTTAGGGTGAATGAGGTTGGTAGTGATGATTACCATTACTACAACTTTGAAAAATAATCAAGAAAGTTCTTGCTTGGTAAGGTTAGTAGCCTTACCTTAGTAACACATTAAAACACTAACACATTATGAACTCACTTATTAATTCTTGGAAATCTTGCTACCAAACAAACCTTGCCAACAAATCTAGTGCTATTGAGAGATTAAGGGCGTTGAAAACATGGGACACCCCACAACCAAATGAATCTAAAAGGGCTTTCAATGAGCATTTAGCAAAGAAAGAAGCTTTAACCCAGTTAATTAGCGAATCATGGAACTAGAACGTACTTTAATAGACCGTTACAAGCTTATATTCCTAGTTGAATGCCCTAAGCTTGGATCATTAAAAAGGTCTTTAAACAGGCTTAAAGGGCGTGATATGCCTAAAGTAAACATATCCACAGACTTTAATAATGAGTGGAAATATTGGAGAGTAAAAGTAAAAGCATTAGAAGAACTTATAAAAGAGGTGAAAAAATGATTGAATGCAGCTTTACAGAAAATGGTTTGAATTTTCGTGTTTGGGAGTCTAACTTTACAGGTGCATATTGGATGGAAATAAATATGAATAAGGATTCTAGAAAGTATAATCTAGGGTTTTGTGTAGATGATTTTAAAGCAAAGCTTAAGCACCCAGAAAGAATTGAAGACGAAAAAGCCCTATCAAAAGAAATATTTCTTCATGTTTTAGAAGATGAAAAGAAACTAAAGGATCTTATAATTAGATTTGTCCTATCAAAAGAAAGAAGTAATTAACCCAATAAAAGTAAAATAATCATGTTTGAAGATATAAAAATAGGTGACTACGTTTTAACATATGAAAGGGTTGGCACGGCGTTCAACCCCCTTAAAAGAATTTTCACAGTTAGAAAAAGGGTAATTAACACAACAAAAACACAGTTCACCATAGAAACAGGTGAAAGGTTTATGAAAAGTGGTAAAAAAGTAGGTGCATACTCTCATGCCAGAACAATGGTAAACAATTCTGGTTGGGTTGATGAAACCATTGAAATGAAAGATTATAGAAAAGCTTTCAATCTACATTATTCAGTAGCTAAAAAGATTAGAGACTTAAAGATACCATCACCCCCAAACCATGAAAGGCTTTTAGAAGCTGATAAGATTATTAACCAGCTTATTGAAGTACTAGACTACTAGTTGAACCAAAAGTACTTTAAAAGGCATTTAAATAACAATTAACAGTTAAGCACAAAGATATGAAGATTATAATTAGAGGAAATGAAAGGTTAAGCAATGAGGAAGTTATTAAGGCAATTGTAAAACAACATTCAGGCACTCACATAGGTAGTGATTATGAAAGCTTTACCTACCAAAAAAATGGGTCATGCCTTGTAAAGGTCTATGATTCTTCAACTGTAGATAATTCACACTGGTATATAATAAGGGTTGAAAAGGTTGGTGGTATATGCTTAAGGGTTACGTTAGCAATGCCAGTACCAAACAATTAAGAAAAATAAACATACAAAACAAAAGCATAATGATTAAGATTGTTAACATAGACAAAGAAGCAAGTGAAGCACAAATTATTGATAAGATTATCAGTGACAACCCAAACACAATGACTGATTTATTTTTAGAGGAATACACCTTTTACCGAAAAGGTGACTTACTAATACAAGAGTATGTAAGTGAACATATCGAAAATATAGAATGGTCAATAGCTGATTCATACATAGGTCAATCTAATAGACTTGTAGTAACACTTACCTGTTAATTAAAAAAAAGTTAAATAGTTCTTGCTTGTTAAGGTTAATACCCTTACCTTAGTAACATATTAAAACACTAACAATTACAGGCATGAGCAACTATAACACAATTTCACAAGAAACTTTCTACAAGAACGAAGATAAAATAGTTGAAGAAATAGTCTCTACATTCGAAAATAGAGGTATGACAGTTGAAGACATGAACAATAACTTTCTTTTCACATACGATGTTGTAAACACTCTTTTACAGGCAGGTGACATAAAACTAAACAACATGTCAAACTAATATAATTAGCATCCTTACTAAAACTCCTTAAATGCTCACTCAGAAAGGGTCGAGCAGGAGTTTTGAGTGTAGATTATGCTAGGAGAATCTAAAATCTATTAAAATTTTTTTTAAAAACCCATAAACGAAAGCCCCTCTGATACCATTGTATCACACCCCAAATCAAGACACTTTTTAAACCACTCTCAAAATATTTTTTTAAAAATTTTTTCAAAAAACCCATAAACGAAAAAGGAAGGGGTTACCCCCAAACCCTTTAAGTAACTGATATTCTAAACCTGTTAAACACCACAATTTGAGTCTCTAAATGTTTGGATTCAATAAATCCAGAATATGAGCGGCCATTTCTATGCCTAACAATATAGCCGCTGGTCAAACGGAATTTATCAATAACACTAACTAACTAAACCCTTAAAATTTTCTAATTTTCATTTCTTTAAATGAATTTCAACACTAATAATATTTAAAAGTATTAACCGCTTCTTAAAGTAATAGTTCTCAAGTAGTTTCTTACTTTCAACCTTACTAATAAAGGGCTCAATCTCGGTAATACTGTAGCTGTCTACATCGATTACTTTCACTAACTCAACCCTTAAAATTTTACCTAAAAACTTTCTCATTCTAATATTTGTTAAAGTTAAACATATCTTGATAGAGCGCCCTCATCTGTATACCACCCGAGCTTGTTAAGTTGTTCAAGGTCTTCTTTTGTAACACCAGCATCTACCAGCTCATCAAGCTCTACCGACCATATTTGATCATGCTCTGCATGGCATAGTATCTCCTCCTTATCAGGGTCTATGTACTTTGAGATTATGAGGAGTCCCTTCATTATATTACATCCAGAAATTACCCCTCTGTAGTTGTCAGAGTAAAGTATAGCTTCTGCTTCTTCGTAAGAAATATTTTTCATTTTTTTATTAAATTATAATCTATTTATGGTAAACTAAAAAATCATCATATATCATCCAGCCTAACCTTGAAAGCTCTTCAAAATCCTCTATGGATGCACTTTTGTCTATCATTTCTTGGACTCTAACAGACCATATCTTATCATCCAAAGCACTGTGAACTATCTCACCCTTGTTAGGATCTATATACTTTGAGATTATGATGAGTCCATTCATAACCCCACAGGGAGAGTCTTTTGTCCTTCCAATTTTTGAAGGGCTGTTCCAATCAGTAGTTATGAATATCAACTTTACACTGTCTATACCAATCATCTATAAGTAGCAGTGAAGTTGACCCAATGAAATAAACCAACCAAGCCTTATAAGCTCTTTAACATCCTCTCTGGTAGCTCCACTATCTATTAGGTCTGTAAGGTATACAGAGCCTACAGAATCGCCCACAGCATCAATTAAGATGATGTTCTTCTTAGGGTCTATATACTTAAATATTATCAACAGACCCAGAGAAACCCTGCAACCATCCTCTATATCCTGATATTCATCATTTATTAGAGTTGAGCAAAACATATCTAATGCCTCATCAGAAGTTAACTTATCCATTTCTCTAATTATTATGTGTTAAATTTTAATATACCATCTTCAATGAACCAACCAAGACTGGCCATCTCTTTAAAATAATCCCTACCAAGGCCTTTTTCTAAAAACTCTTTAAGAGGTACTGAAAACAAGCTTCCACCATCAGGATTATCAACTACACTAATCTCACTAGAGTTTATGTGCTTTAAGGCTAAAGATGTTCCTTTAGACACTCTTGAAGGGTCTCCTGAGGCTTCACAAGCCTTACTTAATGATTTGTTAGATAATACCTTATATGCATCATCATAGGACTTCTCATACCTTGGGCAAACGGATATTACCATTCGGTCTTCAAACGCCTCCCATCCATACATTGAGATATCTTTGAATAAAGCCATGTCGGCACCTAGTTCAATTAGTTTACTAATGCTAATTTTATAGGTATCTCCTAATATACTTCTTTTCAAATCAATAGCGTCACGGCAGTTTAATTTCTTTGAAATTATGGCTCTAATAGCTCTCACCCTATTGCTTGGTTTTATTTTTTCGTAAAAACCCCTGTTGTGATAAAAACCATCATTAATAATCTCAAAGGCTTCTTTGTGAAAGTCACTGTATACCATATCTTTATACGTTAAATGATAAAAAACCAGAATAAATAAACCACCCAAGACTCCTTAATTCCTTAAAGTCTTCGTCAGTACAGCCTGAATCAATTAGATCACCCAGACTTGCTGAAACTATTAGATCATCCTCAGAGCAAGGTATCGAAACATTGCTAGTGTATGGCATATATTTTGAAATTATAATAAGGCCCTTTGTTACCATACAACCCTCCCTATAGAGATCTTCACCAGCTTGGGGTAATTCAAAAAGACACTCTATGTACTTGTATTTATAATTATCACTCATTGTTTTATAATTTATAAGTCGTAATTTCTTAAAACTTTTACTAAATTCCTAAAGCAATCCAGATTTTCTTCCCAATTATCATTTGTAAGGGGTATTAATGCGTGGATGGCATCCTTTATATTCACCTCAATTTCTAGTAGATTCTTGTGGTTTATGTTAAAAAGATCGAAAGTATGGTCTAAAACACCCCTCCTTAGCATATCTACAGCTAGCTCAAATTCTACCAAGTCTTTTTCTGAAACTCCAACATATTTAGCCCTTCTTTTGACAAAACTTGAGCAGCTATAGTCGTAGCTCTTTAAATACAGGCTGTAAACAGTGCATATAGCCGCATTTACAGTGTTTGTTTCGTTTAAATTGTTGTCTCTTAGCTTAAAATCTACTGATAAACCATGTTTTTTTGCATTTACCAAGCTATCAATCATAACCTCAACCAAGTAGGAGGGGGTGCTTCTTAATCTAATGGCTACCCTGTTTTTTGGGGAAGAGCTCTTAACCAAATCTAATAGATATCCTTCCCTAATATCAACCAGAATAACATCGTCTTGATATTCGTTAAAAAAACAGTAATAATCTGCCCCCAAAACACTTTTATTGTTCTCTGCAATACTGTTAATAGTTAGTAGGTGATGCTCGTCAATGGATGGGGTTTTTATGAAAGTACATGAGGTAGGGTGAAAATTAATAACTTTTTCCTCCCCTAACTCCACAAATTCACAGAAATCCTGCCTCAATTCTGTAATAAAGTCGTTAATTTGGTTAAAAGTTTCTGAAATAACATAGTTCTCAATGTCTAATTCAACCTCAAACAACCCCTTCTTACCTATAAATGGGTTTCTGCCAATTACAGGGTTACTGTATAGAAACTTTGTAAATGTTCTTACAAACCTACTTCCAAACTCATTGCTTGTTGATGGGTGACCTTTGTAGAAATCCTCATTGTACACCCTCTCTATGTCCATTACTAGGTTAGTTTTACCCGGAGGTAAAAGCATTTCCTTAGCATGAAGATTGAAGTATTCATTAAGTTCTTTATATGGGAAGTTATCTTCCGTTATCTTTAGCATTTTCTGATTTTTTAACCGTTGATAAGATTTTAAATGATCTAACACCTGACATAAGTGTTTTGCGTCCGTCCAGTGAAAAATCACCATTGTTTAGTTCAAACAAACGGTAATTTACTTCTTTCAAAAAAAGAGTGTCAACCTCTCCATTAAGGTATGTAACTGATACATCACAATTGTAGTTATAAGTGTACTGATGTATTGATTTCGATATAACAGCCCCAAGAATAAAAGACATAGTAAATGAAATAAATAGCTTTACTAGATTGTCTTTGTTTGTTAAGTATTTAATCATCTACAACCTCCTCCTTAGCTGTTGATAAAATTTTAAATGATCTAACTCCTGATGCAGACACTATATTACCGTCAGCCCAAGGTATGTAAAGGTCACCTTCCTTAATACGAATATGTTTTGGACTCCTGCTTCCAACAACCGTTAGTGTATCTTCATCCCCGTTAGTGTATTTGACATAAACTTCTGAGGTATAGTGGCGACCTTTATTGCCAAACTTTAATGATAAAAGACCAACAATTAAAAAGCAAGCAATTAATAGTGTTGAGTATATGGGGTCATAAAAAAATTCATCAAAAAGGGTTCTATAGTAATCTTTCTTAAAAATATTAGCTATACTGTTTTTTTTATGCCTAGTCATCTATAACCTCCTCTTTAACTGTTGATAAAATTTTAAATGATCTAACTCCTGAAACAATTACAGACGCACCTTCTCCACAGGATGGTCTAAGGTCACCTTCTGATACACTTAAGTAATCTGGGGGAGATCTTTCAAAAACGGTTAGTGTGTCTAATTCACCATTTGTATAAACAACAGATACCTCAGAGGTATAGGTATAGCTCTTTTCATTGCATATTTCAATAATCAATGCAAAAATACCTATTACAACGATGAACCCTAAAACTAAATCAACAGGGTCGTCTTCCATTTCATCAAAGTACCTGTAAATTTTCTTAAAAATACTAGGCTTACTGTTTGCTAACTTTTTCTCAAGAATAACACTTTCTTTATTTTTCTTCATTTTTTATTGGTTGTTTAAATTAATGATTTAGTTATAAGACTTGTGTACCATGGCAAGTCTTCCCACCCCAAAATCACGGAATGCATCCTTAAAACGCTCCCTTCCAAAGAACGTTATGGCATTAGATATCGGTGTTGAATACTTTTCAAAAAAAAGTGATGGCCCAAAAACTTCTTCAAACTTTATGGTGTATTTTCTTGTAAAAACTTTTGGGCTTGGTAGGGTGTCATACTCATACATATTTATCATTGATATGGCGGCAGACATAAATAGATCCCTCTCATTAAATGTACTTATAGTTAAGTTGTTGTTTACATTGACAACAAACTCACAGCTTTCGGATTTATTATTTAGGCCAATCTGATGGTAAGCCTCAACCATCTCATTCATTGAAAGAGATTCATGCATATAACTTGAAATTATACTTGTAATCTTTAATAGTAACCCCTTGTACCTATATGTATGCCCATCATAAGATCTGGTAAAATCACACCCTACAAGCTCTCCATGATAGTCCTTGATAATATTAAGCTTTATGATGTAAGACCCTGAAAGTATATTATATTCAATAGACTTTTCATTGATAATGTCTAGAACCTCTTTTTTAAAATCTCTCATTTTTACTGGTTATTTAAATTACAATATTTACGGTGTTGTTGCCAAACTTGCTAAAGACCTCTAAGAACTTATCCTTTCCATAGTGGTCTATTGATGCACCTACCAAATCATCAAACCCATTAGGTGTTGATATGCCTAGTATCCCATTGAACTTTACCCTTAAAACAAATATGTGGCCAGGCGGGTCATATTTAAATAAAGTTGAACCCCCACCCTCCCTAATATTTCTATAGGAGTCTAGATGGTTCATCGCCCTAACAATTTTAATGAACTCCTCCACCTGATAAAACTCGTCTGTAGAAAGGTTGTTTGATATTTCAACATTCAACTCAAAAACCGAGTCAACACCTTCTGGGAATAGGGCTTGGTATTTGTCACTTCTGTATTCACCCTCAAAATCATCCATGTAATCAGTAAACATACGCATAACCCTCCTAGTCAAATCCTCTGAAATACCATCTAAATCATTACACATTGAGGTGTCGTTGTAAGAACCGAATACAACCCTTCCATGAATAGAAGGTTTGATATTTAGTTTATAGGAACCAGAGGGTATGTTATAAAAAACAGAGTTTAAGTTAGCATAATCTTTAAAGCCATCAATTATTTTTTCTTTTTTTTCGTCTTCCATAAGTTTATTTTCTTTGATTTTTATTTTTTTTATTTCCCTCTTCCAAGTCATCTTTATAACATGAAAGTCCTATTAGCAATAAGCTAAATGCTGTCAGTATAGCATTCAACCAACCAAGCCAGTTCTTTTTTAAAAGAACTGTGGGCTCATATGTAAAAACATATAAAAGTAAACAAATATAAGAATGATGAATAATGCCATTAGTGAATAATAAACTGCTCTAAATATTTTCATTTTATACAAGTTTTTAAAGCCTTAATACTTTCTTACAGTACAAAGGTAGTTATTATTTGACTGAAAACCTAGTAATCGTATATTTTATTTGGATCAATTTTTATGTAAGGGTGTTTTTCAGTTATTTTAAAATTCTTGCCACCTTCAATAAGATAAATAACCCTTTTTACAAAACCTTCTCTGGAATATACAGTTAATTTCGAAAACCCTATTTGAGTACTTGTAAAAGTTTAAAATACCAGTTCGGCAAAAATCACTCTCAACAAACTCCAACCCTTTCACAAACGGAGCCCAACCTAAAGCACAACCTACAGTACCACAATCTTCTTTTGACTTGAAGTTGCAGGAAGCTACATCACAAATAGACCTAAAGTTTTTTAGGTTGAATTTTTCATCAGCAATCATTTCAAAAATGTATTTTGACAACTTAACTAAGTTTTTTTCATTCATAATTTTGTTTTTTTAGTACAGTGCAAAGTTAAATATTATTTGTATTAAAACCTAGTAATCGTAGATTTTATTTGGGTTAATATTTTTGTACTGATTTGTGTCTAGTTCAAGGTCACCACACTCTTCAAGTAAGTAAATAACTCTTCTTACAAAACCTTCTCTGGAATTATCTACTTTACTCCATCCATCTCCAAATAGAAAGTCCCAGATATAGCTAAGATAATCAATTACAAAAACCCTTTCTGAGTAATCAAAAAAATCTACACCCAAACCTCTATTAAAATCATCCTCAACAACTTCCAACCCTTCCACAAACGGTGCCCAACCTAAAGCACAGCCTACAGTACCACAATCGTTTAGTGATTTAAAATCACAATTAACTAAACCACTTTCATCAGATCTAAAGTCACTCATCCTAAATTGTTCATCAGTAACTTCTGATAAAATAAATTTTGCTAATTTTACTAAATTAT